TACAGACAGAATTGTCAGAATTAAAGCTGCATAATAGTAATTTGCAAATGTCCAACATACGATTAAATAATTTATTATGCGAACACGGAATACTTGAATATGGGAACTAAAAAAAGATGTATAGATATGGTGCGGACAACTGACGGAAGGCACCCAGAAGACGCTATATATGAGGTGGTGTCGTTTTTTATAAAATTAAATGAATTAATGAATTTAGAGTTTTCAAGATTATATAAAAGTTTAAATATGAATCACCAAGGAATTAAAATACTTCAAGAATACATAAATTCTTGCCGGAATCATGATTTTGAAGATTTTTCACATTATCTAGAAACAATTAATAAAGATTACAATAAATTAATAAAAAAATAAAATGAGCAATAATGAGTATACCCCCCATAAATGGGTTATAGTTAAAATATATGGAGAAAACATAAAAACCACTTATAAGGTTTTTGGCTGCTGGTACGGGGGGTACACAGGCAGCGATTCTTGGCAAATGAACAGCGGAATACAGAGCGCTGAAAAAGTGGGAGAAAATTGGATATTTAAAGGGTTTTCTGGGTCTGTGTACATATGTAATCCAGGAAATTATGGATTAAGTCTATACTGCAGTGGCGAACTTGAACAAATTATAGAAAGGTCAAAAAAAGAGGGGGTTACTGTTTGGCCTATGCATGGTGGCCTCGACTGGACTAAATTTGATTATGAGTGACGAACATAAAGTCGTAAGATTAATTCAAGACTCCCAAAGAATGGGATTCAAGATAAGAAAATGTAAAAATGGACTACAGTTAATACACAAGAATAAAAATGTCCATATACACACTATTCATAAGGGGAAGAGAGCATTACATCCATTGATCAGATTTCTTGATAAAACATCTGCAATTCTTCAATAAAATGGTGCAACCTCTTCTCCTATGTCTCTGATGTATGGTGCATTGACGGACATATTTGATGGCATACCAGCCATAGCAGGTAAATCAGTTATTCCAAGTGCAGCAGTAAATATTGCATATCCCAGTGCATGTACAAAGTCGTCTGGTCTATCTTTATATCTGCTGTACCTTCTGACAGTTATTCCATGTGTATTAGAGATATCTTCTGTAAAGATAGCTAATAAATCTCTAGTGTATTGCTCAAACCAGCTTCCGCTAGGGAACCTAATTCTCTTAGATTTGATTAAAGAAAATACAATATATATTATTGTTGTCCTATCAACCGTAAAGCAGTTATTTGTTTGCGGTATGAAAAATCTTTTTGTTGTGCCGTAAGCGATGGATGCAACGGGGGTATTCATGTGTTGACTAAGGTTAGGATTTTGCACACTTCCTACAAAGCCTGCATCAGCCCCCACTAAGTCAATCCTGCTTCCAGTTGCTCTAGTCAGGTATTCTCCAACGATATAGTGTCGTTGCTCGTCAGGAATTCCTGTGGGCCTAATAGCAGCAAAACAATCAAAAACCCCGTTTCTGTACCCCACTGCCGTCCCAACAGTAAAACTAACTATTTCTGCACCACCCCAGTCTACACCGCCAGTAACTCTTTGATATTGCTGTGAGTTCCATATAGTGTCTTTCTCAATTGGCAATGTACTTGCCTCAATAATGTCTTGTTGTGTAATTGGTACACCGCCTTGAGAAGTTGGTATCCCCAATATTTCCTGAAGGAATCGTGCCTCTGAATAAGCGGACGATCCATGCAACTTATTGTATACCGTATCTATATATCTAGAGTGTGGAGTTATTCTATCTTTTATTATTATTTGTGGAATATGGTAACCTTCTTTATCTCTTTTAATCGGATCGTATTGAAATAATGGCCTCCATTCCCCCATCTCCACATCCAGTAATTTTTTACATTTAACACAGCTTATGCCATTTATTTGTATCATGTCTAATACATTACCAGCTAGTGTTGGTGTATTTTCATGCTTACAGTACTGACACTTCATAAACCATGTATTCTGTGTAGATGAATCGAACAAAGTTGTAAGCGTATTATCTACTCCTCGTGCTGTTCCAAAATAACTTTCATATCTATATTCAGATGTACCAACTACTTCTCGAATTTGAGGTATAAAATCCGAGTTTAAATCTTGGGTTTCATCAAACATTACCCAATCCACACTTAAGCCAAGTGCGTTTTGGGCATTGTTAAAGCAGGAGATTCCAACATATCTACTGCCAGTCATAAAACTTTTTTCGTGCACATTGTTCATGCAGCTGCTGTCTGAAACAGCCCATGGTAATAATTTTCCATGTATCATTGGTTGCATAAACATACTATGCAATCTCTGTGTATAAATAGACATAGGAGCAACATAGAGAAGTCTAAAAAACTCTCTCCACCAACAGTGCATTAAAATAGAGCTGCTTATAGATACGGTTTTGCCGATCTGTCTGCCGCACATGTAAACATCCTTCAAAGCCTTTCGTGTTTTTCTAAACATTGGAGAAAACATCGGTCTTCTGTGAAGGATGTCTAGAGGCTTTCCTTGAAAGCTTATAGAAGACGGCACCATGTTTACTAGATCTAGTCTTGGTGCCAATTTAGCGTACAATTGCTGAAGCTCCTCTTTGGAGATGGAAGTTGTTGTATTGCTCATTAATGATAATAAATATTGAAATGGATACTAATATATATGTACAATCTAGCAATTAAAATGTTCTACAAACAAATCGAGAGCATTGGAGAAAAAATAATACTTGCAATAAATCGCGAAAGGGTTAAACAAGAATTAAGAGCTCCAACGTATTACGATTTATATAGTAGACCTGATAAGTATAAAGGAAAGATATTTTTCTAGGGTCTCTAATAAATATGATTTAAGTCAGGGCAATAAAGAAAGAAATGTTAAATAAAAAAGAACTTAAAAAATACTCAAAAAGCAAAAAATTTTATTGTTGTATAACGAATGAGATTATTGCTCCTGACCGAGTAGAATATTTATTGAGCGAAGGGGTTTCAGAGGATATGCTAACTAGTCTTCGAGGGGCAGAGCTGACCTACAAACCAAGAAAAATTATTGTAGTGGATGATGAGGGTACTCATTTTTTCTGCGACAAGATAGATAATACTAGGGCATGGGCCCACGAAAGATTTGGCGATGCTCCCCCTGAGGACACAAATTATCTAGACGATATCGAAGAAAAGAAAAATAAAAAGATTGAGGAAACTTCTGTGTCCTCGGTAGAAGGGGTAACCATAGTAAAAGAAGAAGACGAAGAAGGAGAAGACGAGACATAATGAAATCTAGAAATCCTAAAAAATACATGGAAAAAGATTTACAAGACTCTAGTCTTTCCAAGTTTCAACCATCTAGATCTTTAATATTTGCTAAACTACCAACCATAGAAGAAAAGACAAAACAACAACGCAAAACAAAAAATGACGACGACAACTAATCTTGTTCTCTCAATAACTTGCTTAATTCTTAGCAGTATATTGTTGAGTAAATTAAAAATAACCATAAGCGGTAAAAATGTTGAGATTGATTTAATGCCACATCTTCATAAAAGCTCTTCAATATGACAGAGCCTATATTTTTGATTGGAGCCTCTATTTTATCTTTATGTATTTGCTTGGTGACCAAAAAAATAGAAAAAACTAAAGCCATACAAAAGATAAAAGAAGAAAACGAATTAATTCTACTCAACTACTGAAGATGAAAAAAGTACAGGTATCAAAAAATAATTCACAATTTATTGGAGTTTATTTTGTATCATATGTTGTCCTATGTGGGCTTATTATGGGCAAAATACTTACACCAATCGCCTTCTTTTTATGGCTTTTTATTGGATGGGGTATATCTAGGTTTCTTTCAGATATGTTCGTAGTGGGAAGTGATGTAGCTAAAACATCAGCATGTGCTGCTATATATCTTTCTGGACTATCTGCAATTTCGTTTTTGAGATTCATATAAGTTATTATGAAAATTAATTTTATCGAAACTTTATTTTTGTTTTTAATTTTTGCATACTTTGCTAAATATTTTATTTTGGCTATAGTCTATTTAATACAGGAGTCAGATATATTTAGCTACGTAAGAGGTTATATTGAAGTAAAATATAGCGGATCGAAATTAGAGTATCTAATTAACTGTCCATATTGTCTGTCTTATTGGGCAGGGTTACTTCTTGCCTGCTTGTTTCTATTTACGTGCTTTACATACGATAACATTATATCATATATATCTTTATGTTTTTTACTGTGGATAACCGCAAGTGGTGTCTCAGTTAAAGGATTAAAAGATAGAGATAATAAATAGTAATGGATATAAAATCATTAATGGAGTGTAGTTACGTTACCGACGTAATTGAAAAGGGAGCAAACGTAGAGTTTGATACCTATATTTACTCTAGTGATGACATGTCTATTAAAAAAGTTACAATACGCTGCCCAGTCTCTGGAGACTTTATACTTACCGAATGCGCGCAAATCATTGGGCATGAGTCTAATGACGAAACAAAAAATATTTTAAAAGATCTATTTACAGCTCTCGATGAATCCTCAAGAGTAGAAAAAAGTATAGTCAATAAAGATGTAGTTTATACTCCATTTGATACTTCTATAAAAGAGGGCGTAGGGCATTTCTTGAAAGAATTAAATTTAGATATAGAAGATGACATAGAGGATATAAAATTTAATTTTCTATCTAAATGTTCTAAAATCTTCACCAAAGTATATGAGCACAACAAAAACAAAAAATACGACACAGGAAGACAATAACGTGGATCAATCCACTGAAAGCAAGCCAACGACGTCAGCAGAGGTAGACCAACAAATTGGTGATCAAGCAAAGATAGCCGCAAGGCTTGCGGCGTCCATTTCTCCAGTTATAGCGAGAGAAATACTTAGCGGTAAAATATCTTTTGCTGCTCTTACGGTAATTGTAGATAATAAATATAGCGGCACCTTTCCATTTCAGCACGTCATATCAGACGAAGCTACGGAACAGGAAAAACAAGATCATCGACTCAATACCGCAAAAAATAATATGCTTGCAGCAATAGAATTTTCTAGAACTGCTGGTGTATTTAAAAATAAATCACTTAGATCTTTTGAAGAAGGTTTTTTTGATTCAGGTGTATAAAAAAATAAACAACTTTAAAGCAAGGGGCACACAATGTGTGCCCCTTTTTTATTTAACAAACTAAAAAATGAGTTCAATTATCAAAGACTTTGTATCCTCTAATATTCCATTGATATGGGTATACACACAGGAAGAAGACAGGTTCTTAAGCGACGAATCTAGCGCGTTACTAGGAAAGAAAACAATTAATAGATTATATATATATGATGCTTCCGACACTATTAGGGATATAGAGAGAAGCCAAATTCAACCAAATCCTCAAATAATAGATACATCTGATAATGGAGGAGCAGCTCATGCAATTGAGATATTCAGTTCGGTTGCAGATGCTCCATACGAAGCGTGTGAGATTGACGGGACAAATGTTTGGGATATTACCCAGAAAAAACTTTTTCCTGAAAAATCATTAATGATAATGTTTGACGTAGCTTTTTACATGACTGACGCAAACAAGACTAAACACACTAATGCATACCTAACTAGAAAAATAAAAAATGCATTACCAAATTTGTTGATGCAAAATAAAGGTATTGTAATAGTAAATCACCACAAAGACATACCAATTGAGCTTGAAAATATCGTAACATACGTTGAGCATAAATTGCCAGACGTTGGTAGGATGAAGTCCTTGGTCAGGAGTAGTCAGAACTCTATGTCTATTGCCGGTATACCGTCTATTAGCCTGAGTGAAGATGAAACAATTAATATTGCTCAATCTTTGACTGGTTTAACTCAGTGGCAAGCTGAAAATGTTTTGTCTCTTGCAAATAGAGCTAACTCTATTGAGTATAGACAAAATAAGACTCAGCATCGCAACTTTAAAACGGATGTAATAAAGAAGGAGAAATCTAGATTGTTCTCTAAATCTGGGGTGCTAAAAATCATTGAAAGTGATTGGGGCATGGATCAGGTTGGAGGAATGGAAAACCTAAAGCAATGGGCAAAAGACAGGACATTGATTTTCAACCATGAGGCCAGAGAAGATGGAATAGATCTGCCCAAGGGTTTATGTGTCGTAGGCCCTGGTGGTACTGGCAAGAGCTGGGTCGCTCAAGCGTTAGGAGTTGAGTGGGACAGATCTGTACTTAGGCTCGATATTGGAGCCTGTATGGGTAGTCTTTTGGGCGAGTCTGAGAGTAGATTAATCAAAGCTTTAACAGACGCTGAGGCGCAAGCTCCCTGCATTCTTTTTGTGGACGAGTTTGAGAAATTGTTCGCCGGAGCAGGGGGTGGAGGAAATTTAGACGGAGGTACTTTTCAGCGCATGTATGGTACATGGTTGACTTGGACTCAATCAAGAAAAAGTGATGTATTTGTTGTTGCCACTACAAATAGTATTACAAATATCCCAGCTCCAGCTTTACGAAAGGGCAGATTTGATGAAGTTATGTATGTTGGACTGCCAGGGTTAAAACAAAGAAAAGAAATATTTTCAATTCATCTAAGAAAAAGAGGATGGGAACCATCTCAATACAATATAGATATAGATAAATTAGCTATAAATACTCCAAATAGAACTGGATCTGAAATCGAGCAAATTGTGATAGAGGGATTAATTAAAAAAGTGAAGAGAGTTGGATTTGGTAAAGAAAACCCAATTACAACAGACCTTCTTATGGAGTCCATAAATGATGTAAAGATTATGGCAGAGCTAAATCCAGAAGAATCCAAAAACCTTTTAGATTGGGCAAAAAGCCATAAAGTTTTAATGGCTAATAAAGAAGATGATGAGCCTGTTTCTAATAAGATAATAGGAGTTGGTCAAAACACATTCAATAGAATGTCTGGAGTTGGAGCAAGCACCGAACAAAGAAAGATTGAATTAAATGAAGATGACATCTGAGCAGAAGCAATTAATGGAAGAACTTGAACATTATAAAATAACAAGCCAAGAAGACCTTGAAAACTGGATACAAAATTATTGTGAGTATCTAGTCGCAGAAGGTATAGCTGGCGAAAAATCAAACGGTAAATACTATATCAAAACAGAAGAACAAATAAAAAAAGAACTAGAGGAGATAATATAATATGTCACACATGGTCGTTATGTCGATGCCCGAAATCAAAGACTTGGAGGTACTTAAAAAAGCCTGCAACAGACTCGGGCTTAAATTAGATCTAAACAAAAAGAGCGCTAAATATTACGCAGGACAAAACATGAAATGTGATGCCGTAATTTCTAGCGATAAAAGCACATATGAAATAGCTGTTATCAAAAAGGGGAATGGGTATGAGATTCAGGCTGATTTATTTGACGCTAGACTCAAAGAAATAGTTGGGCCAAAAGCTGGAAAGCTTAGTCAAGCTTATCAAATTGAGCAGCATAAAAAGACTGCCAAGCTGAAAGGTTATCAAGTGCTTGGTGAAAAAATAAACCCAACTAACGGAAATATTGAACTGAGGGTCAGAATGTAATGAGCGATAAAATAGTTAAAATTACGATAACTCCAGAGGGAGAAGCTAAAATAGACGCACAAGGATTCACTGGTGGATCATGCAAAGACGCAACAAAGATATTTGAAAATTTGTATTCAAATAAACTTGATTATGCAGATAAGCCAGAGCTGTATCAAGGAGCTAGTTGCGCGTCTCAATCTGTGAATGTAAATCAATAATATGCCATCTAAGGAAAAGAAAGTTAATGATATTTCTATAAACTTCTTGGATGACGGATCTGTAAAAAGTATATATTACGATGAATTTTTTGGCATTAATGATTCAAACAATCTTAAAGTCGAAAGAATAACTGATGTAGAGTTCGATAATGCTACCCAGAAATGGGTAGCAAGATTGATTTCTACAGGGGAAATAATATCAACGCATAAATTAAGAAATAAAGTTTTGGCTGATGAGGTAAAGGCAGCAAGTAAAATGTTGTTCAACGGTATAGAAATACAGCCAAGCAAAATCAAAAGAAATGAAAGCAAAAAAACAAAAAAAAGCAAAGTTAGCTCAAAGATCAAACTCTACAATTGTAAAACCACAAAAAGTAAATCTAAATGAAGATCAAAGATATATATTACTATGTAATATAGTTGATTATTTGGGTTCATACGGAATTACAAAAAACAAAGAAATATCTGAACTTGCTAATGTTCTTCTAAGTCATGATAAACTTAGAGGAATAAAAAGATCTAACACTTGCTATAGAAAAAAAGTGATAGGAGAAAAATCAAAGTTTAATGAAGCACTGAGTTCTGTTGACAATAATATTGAGAACAATGCTCCAGTATATACTGAGTATTATTCTTCTAATAAATCTTGCAAAAACAATGAGTGCAAAATTAATCCCGAAAATAATAATCAAACCAAAACTAGGTTAATTAACCAGGATGAAATCAATGTAATAATCGGGGAAATAATGTCTTTCATGAAAAACATTAAACTTCCTTCGATGGCTGGCTAACACAACAAAAACAACTTAATTGCGGGATAGTATTTAAATATACTATCCCGCTTTTTTATTATGAGCGTAATAACAGCAGAACAAATAAAGGAATCTAACAACGAAATATCTTGGGCCCAAAAACTGTCTTCTGACATCTTTAAACATGGTGTCTTGATAAACGTTACAATTAGCAGATGGGAGGCTAAATTAACTCAAACAGAAGACGATCAACAGGTTCTTGGAATAGATACAGATAATACAATTTATACTCCTGGTTTCAAGTATTTGATCCCAGTAAAAAAAATGTCTAAGTTTTCTGTATATAGAACAAAATTAAATAATTTACTTGATAGGTCTTGCTATAGGGTACCAGGACTAAAGGGGTCTAGGTTTGTACCAAAAGATTATTACCCTACTTTAAAGAACTTTTTAAACTCCGAGAAACAGAGATTCAATAAGGAAGTAGAAATCTTTAGAGAAGAGTATCCAGGACTCAAGGAAAAACAAATAAATAAATTCAATGAAAAATATCCAGAATACTCTGGATATATGGATCAGTTTTACCCATCAGAAAACGAAATAGCTAGAAAATTTAATTATTCTTGGACTATTTATTCATGGGCACAAACAGAAATAACTGAAATAGCTATAGATGCTAAAAATGACTTATCAGAGAAAGCTGCGCAACTTGTATATCAGGCTGGTATGCAAATAAGAGAGCATATTGTAAAGGCAACTGAAGATGTTGTAGCTGTTATACAAAGCGGTAGAAAACATACTCGCGGTCAAAACGTAAGGATGCACTCTATAACGAATTTTACAAAAAGGCTTAACGAGCTTAAACAGATAAATTTGTTTAACGATCCAGACGTAGAGAAAACCATCAATAATGCATGTGAAGCTGTTTCTCGTGTATCTAATTGGAATAAAAATGATTCGGATGCACTGGACCTTGAAGCAAGTCTAACTAGGATAGTTGGTACACTTAAAAAAGAGGTCGAAGAAATTCAAGAAAATCCAGAACGCATGACAGTAATAAGAAAAGCGATTGAGGAGTCAGAAACTGATGAAAACGAGCAAGAGGTTAATGTATCCTCAGTGAGAAGAAATATTTACATTTCTAATGAAGACACAGAATAAAGCAATACAATACAAAGTATTTTTGATTCCTAAAAAAACAAAAAAATTTAATAAAAAAAATAATATATGTATTGAAAAGAAATTTGCGGCAAACTTTTTAGATGTTAATTCAAATAACTCTAACAAGTTTATACACAAATTAGCAAAATTCACTAATTGCTTGTCACAAGATACTAGACGAGAAATATTAAGTGAGTTTAATATTTCTAATTATTCTAAGAAATTCTGTAAAACGCTAAAGGATGTTTTCTATGGATATGATAGTAACTCTGCTGAACATATGAGATATTTTTCAGAGTTAATCACATTTCTAGAGGAGTGCATTATACCCAGAAAAGAAGACCACCGGGTAATTTTAGCTCCACAAGACGAACTAAAGCAGGTTCAATCAGGAATTGCGGAACAATTAAATAGGTTTAAGCCACATATAAATGCATTTGGATTCGCAAAAAACAAGTCTGCTTTGGATTCAGTGAATCTTCATTTATTCAAGAATGAAAAACCTGAATTATTAATCAATGTTGATGTGAAAAACTTTTTCGGAAGTTTTACGGAAAAACAAATAAAGAGTTCATTGCTTGCACATCAAATAATAGAAGAAGATGTATCTAATATAATAGATGTTTGCAGCATAAAATTAAATAAACGAAATATATCGAAGTTAATAAGCTTGATTTGCTGCTCTGTTGTTGACTTTAATCATTTAAGAGTATCTTTGATTGAAAAGTCAATTGGATCAAAAGAAATAAATTCATATTTGTATCCCAGAAGTTCTTATGTATGCACAGAAAGACAACACCAAGTGTTTGGAGCTGAAAGGCCAAGACTTGGCCTTTCAGCAGCTGAAAGGCCAAGTACGTTTCAGGACTTTTGCGTTTTATTTCCGATTCATGGGCAATTAAATCAATATAATATAACAGAAGCCATAAAAAAGGACCGCGAGATATTCAAACTGTTTATGTCGGAGTTCATTGAAAAATGCGTATACAATGCATTTGAAATGAAATGGGTAAACAAAGATACAATACTTAAAATAATAAAGGATCTATTTAACATAGGACCATCAATAAAATTTGATGATTATTTTTTGCCTCAAGGATCTCCAGCTAGTCCAGTTATAACAAATATAGCTTTTAAGTTATTAGACTATCGCTTAACTAGATTATCCGAAGAAAAGGGAGCTGTTTATTCTAGATATGCTGATGATCTTTCTTTTACTTGGCCAACCAGGCACGGTAAAAAATTCATAAATATTTTTATGTATAAAGTTGGAAAAATTTTATCCATGAATGGTTTTGAACTAAATAAAAAGAAAAGCAAAGTAATTGGTACTGGCGGTAGAATGGAGATACTTGGGTACGTAATGAACAGCGGTAAGCCAACCATTGCCCCTGCGTATGTAGAGGCAGTAAGGACAGAAATATTAAAACTAAAGGACAAAATAAAAGATGGATTAATTCAAAACGAACTAAGGTTTTTGTCAGAATGTTCAAAGATAAAAGGTAAAATAAATTTTATCGCATCTGCAAATCCTCACAAGGCAGACAAATTGTCTAGCTTGCTGTCAATAATTAATCCTCCAATCTCCAATAGAAGGAAGATATCGGCGGATTAGAAATAAGAAATATTAATGTCTAAGAAAAGTAAGAAAAATGAAATACAAATAAATCCTGGCGACAATGTGTTGCTGCAATTACCCAAAAACCAACCAGGAAGAAATGTTTGCTGCTCTGTTCGTGTGCTAAACAGAAAATGTGAATCACCCGACAAATTCATTGGACAAGTAATTGAGATAGTTTCAATGGATTACTCAAACAAAGATTTTGTTCCTGGAAAAATATTAGAATTGCCTAAATCCAAAATAGTATCGGCACATTCATCTATGTTAAACGGAGAAAAAACCTTTTTGACAATTGACGTCTCAAATGGTTGTATTTCCGCAATATACAGGACGGATGGCGAGATAGAACCAATAAATGTTAGAGTGATTGACACCGACTATGAGTCTGATCAAGTATTCAGGGTTGATGCCGTGTCTGCACCATTAATAACTAAGGTAATAAATGAACAAAATGATCTTCCCAATATTTTTTCATCAGAAGAATTAAATAATGAAGGCTACATAGGAGTAACTGGGGATCCTGGTCCGATAGGGCCGCCTGGAATACCATAATTATAAGTCATAAATAAAATACAATAACCTAAAATATAGTGAAAATTAAAATCGCACACTTAGCGGATCTACACATAGGAAGTTACCAATACGGAATAACAAAAAGAAAATTAAATACTTACAAAAATAATTTAAAAATAGCAAAAGAAATTTCATTAAAACATAATCTTGTTATTGTCGCTGGAGACGTGTTCGACTCTGTCGAACCCTCTCCAGATGACGTAAAATGCTGGATAGATATGTGTAAAATCTGGTGGGACAGTAATTGCAAGGTTATTGCTTGCTCGGGAAATCATGACAAGGTGGTAGGTCAACATCAGTGGGTTGATCTAGGAAATGAAGAGGGTTTTAGCTCTGAATCAGAACTAGATGAGTCCGGCTCCAAATACATTATAAACGAAAAACTGTCTCCACTTAAAATTGTATGGCTTAGCCATACAAAAAAGTCTGAGCTAAAAACAAAGATAGACAAGATTCCAGATGGACTGGATATAATAATGATGCATCAATCAGCTGGTCATTTTTTGGCATCTATCATGAGGCCAGAACTAGATGAGGATGATATGTCATTATTGTCTAAAAAATGTAAATATTTAGCTCTTGGTGATTTACATATTCATAAAAAAATGCAGATTGGTGAATGTACGGTATGCTATCCAGGAAATGTGGATTTCTTGAGGTTATGTGATATGTATAATAATTTTAGATACATATCACTTATATATGACTCCGAAAAATCATCAATTGAGTCTATTACATCTGTTCCTTATACACCGCATCAGAGTACAAACATTTTTAACTTTGAGTCGAGTACAGATTGTATAGAAAAAATAATGGGTTCAAGTGATTTTAACATATTTAGATATGACCCAGATAAGTCGTCAGACGTAATGACGGTTATAGATAAAATAAAATCAAATGAATTGCTCGCTGACAGCGTTTACTACTTCCATAAAAACGTATTCAAGAAAGAAAAGGTAGAGTCAGGTGAGACGGACATTAACGAAACAAGTTGTTTCAATAATGACGCACAGTTTCTAAATCTTGCGAAAAAAGAAAAAACACTAGATTTGAGGGACTTCAAAATAGTTGAAGATATATGGACAAATTCTACACCAGAATTTGTAAAACAAATATTAATGAGTGATTTAAAAAAGGAACTAGATGAAAGTATCAAAAGTGATTCTGAATAACTTTGCTCAACACAAGAGAGTGGAGCATTCATTTGAAGAAAATATAATAGGAATAGTTGGCAAAAATGGTTCAGGCAAAAGTAATTTTGCAAACGCCATTTCAATCGCTATGACTGGCGAGTTCGGCAAAAAGAAGAAGAAGGATCTTATAACGTTTGGAGAAAAGACTGGCGATATATTCGTTGAGGGAGATATAAATGGAAACAATTTTTCCATAAGTAGATCTCTTCACGGTAACCAGTGCACATTAAAATATAATAATGAAGAAATTGAGGGAGCTGATTCAGTAAATGAAAGGGTTCTAGAATTACTTGGATGCGAAAAATCTTTTTTATCAAATATGGTTTTTGTTAGCCAGACAGATATTCTAGGGGTTTTGTTTGGAAGTGTTGCAGAGAGAAATAAAACACTTAGGAAGTTTTTTGGTCTACAAAGGTTAGAGGGTTTGGACGATGCATTGACGTCATGGCACAGAAATATATCGTACCCAGCCCTTATAGATGAAGACCAAGCAAAAAACGCTATATCAAGCATAAGGTCAATGATTGATGAGAATAATAATTCTGTACAATCAAAGATGTCCGAGATAATAGAACTAAAGGAATCTATAGATGGAATAGATTTCAATAAAATAACTAAGAATTACTCTGATTCACTGAAGAAAGACAGATTATCTGAAGAAATATCCAGAATAATAAATCAATTGGCAGATTCAGAGAAAGAACTCAGCTTGCTAGTTAAACCTACAATTGATATAGATAAAATTCAAAGAATAAAAGAGTCTTCAGAAGGCATAGATCTACTGATTGGCGCTCAAAAAAACGAACTAGAAATATTACAAGTATTCTTAAAGCACGATGGTGGGTCAATTACAGAATGCCCTTTGTGCAACTCTACCGTAGGATCAGAGAACCTAGATGATTTTAGGGAGAGAGAGAGAAAGCTCAGACAAGACATAGACAAAAATATTTTTAAATCAAATGAATACAAAAAAGAATTAAGGCAACTTGATCGTATTGTATCTACTTATGAAGTAGAAAAAAAGCAACTACTTAAAACTATTTCTAATAGTAATGAGCTACTTGATAGCAAAAAAAAAGAATTTGATAGCAAATCGTTTCCATCTCATTCTCCAGATAAATATCAAGACGGTATAAACTTTTATAATAATGTTACCTCAAGTATCCAAAAACTTGAGTCTGAAATATATTTAATTCAATCTACAAATAAAAAATTAGAGACACAGCTACATGCACACGTATTAGACCTTAAAAAAGCCAATAATAGTAAGCTTTTATACTCTGGTACAAAGACGCATCACTCAAGAATCTCCAGAATAAGAGATATATTCAGGCATGACGGCTTGAGTGGAGTTTATATAAATCATCAAATGAATAAGATGTCTCAATCAATTAATGAATACCTTAATAGATTTGGTGCTGCTTATAATGTAAAGCTTGGTCAAGACAATGAATTTATATGCGATTTTGGAAACAAAGTTAGACCATCAAGTGATTTGTCTTGCGGTCAAAAAGTCGTACTATCTCTAGCATTTAGGTTTGCTGCAAGAGAGATATTCACAACTGGAGTAAATTTAATAGTTCTTGATGAACCGACTACATGGTTAGACAGAGAAACTATATTGAACTTCAAAAATATAATAGAAAGTATTTCTGAGCTTTCTGACACTAACAATTTACAAACATTGATTGTTACTCACGAGAGATCATTAATGCCTTATTTTAAACAAACCATTGAATTTTAATTATATGGTAAACAAAAAAAAAGATCTTGGTATATCAATATCAAAAACTAAGAAGGCATACAAATTGCTGTCGATAAAAAAAGTTGACGATAAGGTTTACCCACTTTTTATTGACAAAAAGAACAGCATACCAATTGGTGAATGGATAAAAGCAAAAAGCTTGCCAACCGATGGTTTTAGGCTTAGGAGTGGTTGGCATTCGTGCATGACGCCGAATGCTCCACACCTGACAGAGAAAAATAGAAAATGGTTTCATGTAGAAATATGTAACTACAAGGAATTTGAAAGACCAGATGCACAGGGAAAAAAATGGTATGTATCTGAGTGGATCAAAATCCTGAAACCCGCTTAACTGAAACTTTAAATGAAATTTAATATAATTAGATCTAATGGACTTATAAAAATACAGCCATTCAACACCGAAATACTCGAAGAGCTTAGTTTTTTCTATAAATATAGAGCAAAGATAAAAAAAAGTTTTTTTGACAAAAGAATAGGAAAAATAAGAGAAATATTAGTTGATGGTCCATTGAAGGTGATAAAGAAGAATCTGTATTCCTTCACAAAGGATCAAACAGGTATCATTACACACGATGGGCTTTTACCTAGAGTTAAGAACTACCTAGATCTTAATTCACATGAATACGAGGTGGAGAACATTGGAGACGGCTTTGCAAAACCCGTAATTACCGATAGAGTGTATGAAGGGTTGTATCCAGATCAAAAATGTGCAGTTGAGCTTATGCTGTCGCAGGACGGTGGATGTATGATCGAAGCGGCTACAAATACTGGTAAAACTAGAATTATTGCCTCTATCTGTAGAGCATATAAAGGCAAAAAAGGAATAGTTGTTACTAATAGACAGTCAGTTGCAATAAAACTTTACAAAGATTTAATAGAATTGTCGCCAGAGTCTAATCCTGGAGTTTATTTATCTACGGCTAAAAAGAGTGGAGACACAATGGTAATCACATCTTCTTCTTTAGATAAATTTAATCCAGAGTCAATAGATTATATAATTTATGACGAAGCGCATGGAGCGGGTAGTGAAGTTCGTTCACAGAATTTATTAAACTTCAAGGGTGCAGTTAGGTATGGTTTGTCTGCGACTCTTGGAGGCGGGTTCAAAGGAATAGATAAATATCTGGAGTCAATATTTGGTCCAATAGTATTTAGTCTTACAGACCAACAACTTGAAGCAATGAATAGAGCTACACCGCTCCATGTACATGTCATGGATATAACCACAGGGCCAGCATTCTCTAGTGGAACACAATCATTGACGATGGAGAGAAACGGAGTATGGTTCAATCGACAGAGAAATAAGCTGATAAAAGAATGCGTGGATATATGCCCACCAGACCAACAATTAGTTATATATGTAAGAACTTATACTCATTTAGAGGAATTGATGTATAGGTACCTGGACGATTCATTTAAGGTTTTTCACGGAAAACTTCCAGCCAAGGAAAAGAAAAAGTTATTAGACGGATTCAATAGTGGAGAAATAAAAAGAATGGTTTCCACTGATTGTTTGGCTGAGGGTGTGGACCCCAAAAATCTTTATGTGATCATAAACGCAAATTGGATGCAATCGGATATATCTGTTCTACAAAAAGCTGGGAGAAATAGAAGATTAACCGATGGCAAGGAGTTTGGGGTTGTGATAGACTTTAATGATTGTTGGGATGAACGCATGACCAGGAAATCAAAAAATAGATTAAAACATTATTCAACAAAAGGTTATAAAATATTTGAATCGTCATCTCCCTCTAAAATAGAGTTTGTAAAATGAGTAATACAAAAATTCAAAACACTATTGATTCCTGCCTGTGCGAGGATCAAGAAATTCAATTAGCCGATGGGTATGAAGATGCCTTTGTGGGTATTGCTACTCAATTTGATAGGACATTTGCTGTTTATGATCGTGCCAAGTGCGTAGAGACCCTTATGAAAGACATGTCTCACGACGAAGCCGAGGAATACTTTCAGTTTAATGTCGAAGGAGCTTATGTAGGAAAAAACACCCCAGCCTTCATTTGCTTTGAAAGGAGCTAAAATGGCAACAAACGAAAGCCAGCAAGAAAACATAACACCATGGAACATAAAAAAAATATACGAAATTTTTAGAAGAAGATCGACACCAGGATATAAATCTGGAACAAAATTTGATGATTGCTGGATAAAACTAGCAAACACACTTAAACAAAAAAACATATGCCCCGTTCTCTATTTGGAGAGTTTGTTCGAGAAATGGGGAGGTATTCCATTTCCATCTCAGCTATGTGGCGAGCGCTCTATGACAATCTTCAGTCAATACCTAGAAAAAGGTGAAACAGTTGGTCAAATGGAGTTCGAGAATGAAATAAGAATACTAAATAATTATTTAAATAACCCAAATAATAAGGAAAAAGAATTGGACGATGTTTTATTGTTAGATTTTTTACCAATAAAATCATACACAAGAGTATTGCTTTGTTCTGATAACATCTTCGATAAACTAAAAAAATATACAGGCACTGCAATTGCAGAATTAAAGTCAAACCCCTCAACAAATAAATACATAAAAGAAAACTATGTCTCAAGATATATCAGATTATTTCCACAAAGAATTTCAAAGAGCATTAATAGCGAATATAATGAGATCCCCGAGCCTTCTTCAGGTTCTCAGAGACGGGAGGATGTCCCAATTAGACGTAGACCTTCCAATACATAGAGCTGTAATACAAGCATGTATTGAAATACTAAAACATCAGAACCAAGAAGTTGTTAACTGCATACACATGGAGCTTTTAGCTTTGCAGCTTAATTCCATGATAAAAATTGGTGTAATAATGGAAGAGGAAAAGCCTGGCTTAATAAGCGAGGTAGATAGAATGTACTCCATGAGCATTCATCCAGAGTATTTTCTTTCTATACTTCCAAGTTATTTGTCTGAAGTAAGAATAAAACGATTAATAAAAGGATATAAGCCAGGAGAAGCTGTAGACCTTGCAAGAAGGCTTGAACTTACAATCGATGATACAATGTCGATAGGTAAGGAAGAAGAAGATGTTGAGGTGTCCCCATTAATAACCCCCTTGCTGTCTCACACTCCAGTAATAACTGTGCCAAGTGGAATAAGCTCCATAGACTCCAGAATGACTGGTGGACTTGGTAAGGGGGAGCTTGGTATAATTTGCGGTATGACAGGTTTAGGAAAGACAACCCTAGCCGTTAATTTTTGTTGGGGGGCTGCATCTGCCACATACAAAGCTCTATTGATTACACTGGAGATTCCAGCCAAAAAAATATCAGAACGTTTGTATTCAAGAATAACTCAAATAGATTATTCTAGGATTCGTTCTGGTGACAATGGCGACATGGAAAATGTAAATAGAGAGGTATGGGGTATAGTCAGCCAGGTCCCAGATCGTATAAGACAAAACTTCAGGATACTGGATTTTTCTAAGGATTCTTGCTCTATCAAAGAAATCGGAAAAAGGCTCTCTAAGATGAGAGCACAAAACGATTTGCCAGATGTTGTATTTTTAGATTGGCTAGACGCCTTAGAAACAGACCCAGAGGATAGAATAAAGGGAACAGTAAAAAGAGAATTACGACATGAATTGAGAGAGTATTCAAATAAATGCTCTGAATTGGCCAAGGAATATAATGTAGCTTTTTGGGCTACGACACAATCTAATGCCAGTGGAGACAACAACAGAAACATTAGAATGACTAACGCCTCCGAGGGATTTGGCAAATCTCACAGGTGTTCAGTGTTCTTAGGTATAGGAGCTACTGACGCTGACCGAGAAACTGGAAGGCTTACAGTTAAAGCCGGAAAGATGAGGGATGGTCGAATATTTGAGACACAAATACAGGCCAGGCTCGATAAACAAACCTTTGAGGATGTACCACCAGACTTAGATTTTGCACCACCAGAAGCTGCCAATTTTACTCCAATAAATGAAAGAGGCGCAAATGCTAATAGATAAAGAACAGGTCATTAAGCAGTTTCCAGAAGCTAAAATCTCAAATGCTAGTGGACACATAGAATATGTTGTACACTGCAGAAAGTTCCACAAAAAGGGTGGAAAATATAAACTATCTATAAACTCAGAAACAGGCGCATTCATGTGTAATGACTGCGGCTGGAAGGGAAATGCTCTTCAAGAGTTCTTTGACGAAGGTTCTCAATTTTTTGCGAGTATGAAAATACATCGCAGATATGATGTACCTGAATCGACCAGCTCTTTTAGGTCGTATAACCACGTGGAATGGAGAGATGGTATACCTTCTCCAGGAAAACTAAAATCAATATCTTGCCTGGACCCCAAACATCCAGCTGTAAATTACCTAAGAGAAAGAGGTGTCACAGATAGTGATTGCCATGCATATGATATACAATATTGTACTCATGGTTACTATTACTTTTGCTCAAGATTAGGTACTACTTCTGGAAGGATTATTTTTCCAATATATATGTCAAACAAGCTTGTTGGGTGGCAGGCAAGACAAGTAGACAGAAACAACCCAGAGAGAGAAGTTTGGCATGGAGAGGAAGTTGGATGGTGGAAACCCAAGAAGGTTAAACTATCTGACGGTAAAATAACGTATAGTGATTACGAAGTCCCTAAGTATTACACATGCCCTGGAATGCATAGATCAAGGTCTTTATTAAACTTTGATTATGCTATAAAAGACAGTGACATGGTTGTTGTAGTTGAGGGACCGATAGACTGTATAAAGGTTGGGGAAAGGTCTGTTGCAACGTTCGGCAAAAAGATAACAAAAGATCAAATACGTATATTAAAATCTAATTGGTCTAAAGTATTGATGATATTAGATGAAGAGGTAGATACTAATGAGCCATGGTTTAAGGAGCTTGAAAACTCATTCGAAGGGGTATATTTTTTATGGATGAAGTTGTCCGATTTTGAAGACCCTGGTTCTGCTCCAAGAGAAGAAATATGGAAACAAATTAAACAAAAGACAAAAAATGACTACAGTGCAAAAATATCCTGATGACATAGAAAATATTATTTATGAAATACTTGCAAGTGTCCCGGAGGACTCAAATGGCATAAGTATTTCAGATATTTTTCAAGTCATTATACAGACAAGAAAAATAGATATTAAACCTGAAGCAGTTTATCAATTTATACAGAGAATGTGTAAAGAAGGTATGGCAGAGAAGATAAATGAAAACTTATATAAAGGTATTAAGTTTGATCCTGAGTTCCCCATTTAAAGAATAAATAAATTTTTGGCTTTTGATGGCAGATTGCCATCTTTTTAAAATGCTTATAGCAACTCGACGCTCGCAGATAGCAGGCGTCATGTAATTCTTCAGTAAACGCTTGCAGACCTGCAAATTACCGGGTACCGGCTGCACAAGTGCAGCCTTAACCCGGAATTTGCAGGCAGCGGCGCATTACTGAAGAATTGTACTCCGCCGCGAGGGGAGGAAACCGTCCTGAACCACCCGGTGGGCAGCCTGGTTGCACCAGGCAGCCCAACCGGGCCAGTTCAGGACTCATTCGCAAAAATTTATTACTATAAAAAGTTCTGGCTATTAGACAGAAGGTTTCTGTCATTTTATTATGTCACGTACATATAAGTGGTGTCCTGAGGCACCAGAGTAACTGGTCCGCCACGACACGAGCTGGATCGTGCCCACGGAATTCGTCAGGGGAGCTCACTCCACCCGGCAGGCCCATTAGGCCCTGCCGAGGTGGAGGAGCCTCCCCAGACGACCTTCCTTTGGGCACGTCCTACTCGTGCGTGCGCGGCCTTCCAACCGTGCCAACACTGTAGGGCCCTGGAGCCTCGCGCCCCGGTTCTCTACGTGTCTGGGTCACGGCGTTCACCGGGGAGCTTCTGCTCCAGGGCCCTCACAGTATGGCACGGTGTACGGCCACCAGTTACAAACTCTTACGAGTTTTACGCAGAACTTGAATAAAATATAAGAAAATTTCTGGCTTTTGTTGCACGGTTGTGCAACTTTCATCATTGCAGTTTAGTCAATGTAAGGCCTGCACTGTGGCGTCATAGAAAATCACGATCTACGCCCCTCACAGCGGGTCTTCAGACCTACCCCCGGTAGGTCTGAAGGTCCCCGTCTGGAGCGGCTGCGATCAGGTCTTGGACGCCTGTAAGTACAGGCCGTAAGCGGATCTCTCGCCGGTTCCACACCATCGGGCCCCATCCGGCTATCCACGGGTTGCTAACTGAGGTGACCTACGGTCACCTCAGACCGCACGCCCGTGGAGCCGGAGCGCCCGCAGTGCGCAACCGGCAATTCGCTCCTTTCTACGCAGAAATTTTTAAAATGAATAATCCAACGAAATTAAATATACTGCCACTCCATACACATACGACATACAGTCTTATGGATGGGGTGTCTGACATAGATCAGTACATAAAATACTGCAAACAAAACAATATTGATGCATGTAGTTGCACTGACCATGGATATGTACTAGGTCTATACGATCTAATAACAAAAACTAAAGAATCTGGAATTAAGGGTATTCCAGGAATTGAGATTTATCTAGCTCCACATTCAGAATATATATATAACCAAAACTTAAAGAAATTTGATTATTTTCATTTGACCCTGTGGGCAGCAAATAAAACTGGATATGATAATTTATTATCAATTTCTAATTGCTCATGGGGGCACGGAAGAGTTGTAAAAAAATTTGGTCAACCAAAGCCAAGGGCAATATGGGAAGACCTTGAGTCATATAGAGATGGTATTATATGTGGAACTGGATGCATCGAGGGGCCAATAGTTAAACCATTCCTAAGAATGGAAAAAGATATGGCCACTTATAATGCGTGTAGACTGATGGACATATTTGGAGATAAATTGTTTGCAGAAGTTATGCCGCACTCTGTAGATAGAGATTGGACAACTAAAAACATTTACCAAGTTGACAACGAAAATGGCATAACCTATACATTCTCTGGATCAGATATAATCGAAACTGAGATTGGTTCCATAACTGTAAAAGAGGCGTTTGAAAAAAAAGTGTCTCAAATCTATTCAGCAATTACAAACAGACCTCAAGATATGCCGCTTTCAGATAGGATAATAACTATCGAAGATGAATCTATTGACTCAGAAGATGATCAAGGCTGTCAAAAGATAATGCCAAGAAAAATAGTAATAGATTAAGCATTGATATAGAATTTATATAAATATGAGAGTAAAACAATCTACGTGGAGAAACACAAGTTCTCCGATATTTCTGAGAAAAGAATGCACAGAGACTGCACCGACTGGCGACTTCCAGAAATCAGGCAATGAATTAATTATGAAAATAGCAAGAGCTCACAATATTCCAATATTGTTAACTCTTGACGCACACTTTGTGAACAAAGATCAAAAAATGGTGCAAGATCTTTTATTGCAAAATGGCAGAGATGAAGATAGTGGACTTAGGTTTAGCACTAAGTACTATCAAATGAGTTCAAACCAGGCATGGGAAAAGTGGCTATCACTTCATGGAACAAGCTTTTCAAGCCACTTCCAGGAAGGAGTAGAAAGCAACCACAATCTTGCTGGTTTGTGCGAACAAATATCCCTAGAGAAGAAATATCACTTACCAGAAGTTTCTTTCCCAAGAGAGGTGATAGAAATTTCTACCTCCTATGAAGATAAATTAAAAAATTTAATTTATTGCTTGATAGATAGCAATGGAAGAATGAAAAATACGGAAGAATATAGAAATAGATTGGACAAAGAGATCCAAGTTATTTCTAATAATGGAAAGATAAATCTACTTCCGTATTTTCTATCTCTCTATGAAATCTGTGAACAGGCTAGACAACTAGGAATATGGATTGGTGCTGGAAGAGGCAGCGCTGGTGGATGCCTTTTGGCTTACTTACTTAAAATTACTCACATCGACCCAGTTAAATATAACTTATCGTTTGAGAGATTCTTGTCTTCTGGTCGAATAAACAGAGGAAAGCTTCCCGACATAGACATAGACTTTAGTGAACCAGATAAAATAGCTGAGGCACTAAAATCCAAGTATGGAGATAAATTTGTAAGAATTTGCACTACCGGTACAAATAAAGTAAAGAGCGCAATTAGAGACGTAAGCAGGGTGATACTAGACACCAAATTTAATGAGGCCAATAAATTGATGGTGGACAAGGTTTGCAAGACCATAAACAATGTTCCACAAGGATTTAGCGATCTCTTAAAATGGCTGCATGGATGGGATGACGAAGAAGGTCACCACGCTGGAGAATTAGAAATAAATAAATCTCTATATAACTTCTTTGATGAGCATCCCTCCGTTCAATCCTTGGTGGAACAGATTATTGGTATTCCAAAATCACTTGGTCGTCACGCTAGTGCTTATTGCCTATCTGACGTACCGATTAATGAAATTGTACCAGTATGTAGAATTGGAGAGGAAGAATGCACGCAGTTTACAATGGAGGCTGTGGAATCGATGGGGTTGATTAAATTTGATCTACTTGGATTAAATACACTTAAAGACATCGGTAACTGCATACGACTGATTAAAGAAAGACACAACAGAGAAATCGATATATACAACGTTCCAGAAGAACCAATTGTGTTTAAAGAATTCTGCAAAGGTAAAACAGAAACGGTATTCCAATTTAATGGTCCCGTACCAACCAAGGTGTGCAGACAGATAAAGCCTAGCAGTATAATTGATTTAGCCGCAATTACGGCTGCTTGCAGACCAGGCACAATGTATGCGTTGATGTATGACGAACAAGAAGACGAAACAACAACACTTATAGATCTATGGGTAAAGAGAAGGCAGGGTAAAAAAGAAGTCTCTTATCTACACGAAGACCTAAAAGATATACTTTCTAATACACATGGCATTGTTTTGTTCCAAGAGCAAATATCTGCGATGTTTCAAAAATCTTGTCAGTACTCCCCAGAGCAAGCCGACGAGATTAGAGAGATAATAGGAAAGAAAAAACTCGATAAAATGAACGAGATTCTTCCAGACATTAGGAAGAGGCTCCAAGATAGAGGGTGGGATGCCACGCAAATATCCGCTTTTGTCAGTTTATGTAGGTCTAGTAGTAATTACGCGTTCAACTTAAGCCATAGCGTTGCTTATTCGTATATGGCATATGTTTGTATGTGGCTAAAGTCTCATTACCCGCTAGAGTGGTGGACGGCTATTCTTCAAAACTCAAATCACGAAGACCTAGCTCAAAACGCTAAATACTTTTCTGAAATAGTAAAGTTACCCGATGTAAACATCAGCCAGGTAGATTTCTACATCATAGATGATTCAGATAAAAAAATAGTGTATCCATTGACTATGGTGAAGGGGGTAAAAAATGCCTCCCAAGAAGTTTTTGAGAAAGCCCCGTATTCTAGCCTCAAAGACTTTTTTGACAGAGTTGACAAAAAAGTAGTAAATAAGAGAGTTGTTAACGCATTGATCTTTGCTGGTGCTTTAGATAAATTGGCCACTGTAAAATCGAAAGATAAGGTTGAGACAAGAAATAACTTAATCCATGAGTATAACATTCTCAGGGGAGAGAAAACTAGTAAGGTGCTATCTAAAGGCGAAATTGATATTTTAGAGAGCAAGAGCTTATGCATAGGGAGTCCCGACGTTGTTGATTATTTCATTAGCAAAGGAATGAACTCATGCATAGACATACCAGAGGTAATGCTAACACACGAAGGATATACAGTAAAAACAGCTGGAATAATCCTGGCAGTCAAAAAAATAAAGACTAAAAAAGGTCAGGACATGTGTTTCATTGACATTGGGAACAAAGAGTTTCAGGTTAGCATTACATGCTTTCCCGAGATGTATGAACAGGTAAAAGACAATATCAATATCGACAAAGTAATATTGGTAACAGGTAAAATTAATGTATATAACGACAGAAAATCAATTATAGCCGATTCAGTAAGAGTATACAACATAGACGAAATAAACTAAGACAAAAAATAAATAAATTAATGAAATTGCCCCAAAATATAGAAGAAAATATCATTATATATTTAGAGGCTGCGCGATTAGCGTTAGCCGATGCAGATATATTCGACTACATAGCTGAACAACTTGATATATCAGACGATGAACTTATTGATCTTCGCGATGATCTACAGAAATATCTCGGCTGTGTAGAGGAATAATTAGATAAAAACAAACAACAAACACAACAAAAATATGGCACTAGGAATAAACGAAACAATACAAGGCGAAACAAAAACATCAAAACACTTAGTCTACAGAGAGGGAGTAAGAGTTCAATACACCAAAAAAGATAAAAATATAACTGCATGTATTTTACCTGCAATTGCAGATATAAATGACAAAGCTAGTTATCTTTCATACAGGCAGGAAGATGATCCTCAAATGTTTACAAAATGGGCGGTTGGATTAAAGTTTCATCCATTTGTGAACAGAGATCAAAATATCATCAGTCCTACATCGTTCGATCATACCGCTTACGACCCAATTGATGAGTTCATTAGAGTTGCAAAAGCAGATCCAGAATATTGTGAGCTCGCTGGATTTGGCGCTGACGGAAAAAGAATGCCGAATGCGTATAAAAACCCAGATGTTAGGCTTAGCACTAAATGGTCTGGATATATTGTAAATTCAATCATTCTTTATGATCGTGATCAAGATTCTGAAAAATCGATTCTATTGCAAATACCAAACACAGCATTTAGGCGCTCTGGCTCAGCAAAAGATGGAGGTCAGCAATGGGGACTATTATCGGAGCTAAACAGAAAAAATAGAAAAGCAGATTCTGGGTCTGCTGATAGTTATTATTGGGGGGATATAACAGACCCCAAAGCTCTGATTCCATGTAGTCTTAAACTGACACCGAACCCCGCTGGGGGTATAGCCATATACAATATGGTGCCTATTGACGATGAAGATCCAGTCAAAATCTCAAGGACTACCCTTGAAAGTAGGTATGACCTAGACAATGTTTTATATGAAATCACTGAATCAGAAATGATAGACAGAATGGTTTATTATTTCTCTGATGTGCCCAAGCTTCTAAAGAGAGCTTATGCATCTAGGGTTCCAAACATTGATAGACTTATTACTAGCGCAAAAGCGGTCAGAGTAACAGTAGAGGATCAAGACGAGGATAATGACACAATTGAAGAGTCTTTTGTTGCTTCTAGTAAAAAGAACAATAAAGTTGAGTCAAAATCATCATCAAAATCTATCGAAGATGAAGAGGAAATTGGAAACGAGAATACAAGAAGTTTCGCCCCAGAAGAGGATGATCTTCCAGCTCCTTCCAAAAAATCAAAAAATATAGTAGTTGACGAAGACGAAGATGAAGATATAGATATGTCAGAAGACAAAGAAATATCAGTGCCCACAAGAAAGGTATCCAAAACTTCTTCGGCTTCAGAGTCCAAAAAAGTAAGCATTAGAGATCTAATGGATTAATTTATAATCAAAATACGCCATAGCCCCCACTATGGCGTATTTTCTTTAACTTTTACATAATAATAACACAATCAATAATTTAAATATGCCAAGACCAAAGAAAATAAAAACAGACGAATTAGCATTAATCAACCCCATTGATCAATATTTTATGGAATCTGCTAGTTCAATTGAAGAGAAATACGGCCTAGACAGGGTTAGCTCTGCCTTAGAGGAGGACGCAAACCTAAAGTATTTAGAGGTTCCAGATCTAGGACTACAATGGAGCCTTGGAAGAAAGGGATTTGCTTTGGGCAGGGTCATGCAAGTAATGGGATCTGAGGGATCTAGTAAAACTAGTTTTGCATTATGGGTTGCCAATATTTGCATGAAGTCTGGGGGGATAGCTGCCATGATCGAGACCGAAATGGCTTCTTCCACAAGGCACATGAAAAACTATCTTAGTGATCCAGCGAGATTCAGGATTTTCCACGCAGACACTATTGAAGATGGCCTTAAGATGACTATTGACCAATTGAATCTATTTCTTCGCATAGATCCACAAGGAGTAATACCTAAAGTTTTAATTTTTGATAGTATTGCTGGTTCCTCAGAAGCAAGAACGCAAAATGATGAAGACAACTTTATTCAAGCAAGGGTAGGTGGTTCGGCAAAGATAATTAAAGACGCCACAAATTTAATTAAATGTAAATTAAAAGAAACAAATACTTTATGGATAGTTTTAAATCAGGGCAGAGAGTTAATTCAAACAGCCTTTGGGGGTGGATTAATCCCCGACATTGATAAGATGATCGGTTCAGGAGGAAAAGCTATTCCCTTCGCGGCAACATATTGGCTTATTTTAAAAAGAAACGCCGCAACAAAAGAAGACGGAGCCACCTCCGGTTTTAAAGTTAAAGGTGTTTTCAAGAAGAATAAATTAGCACAGCCAGGTAGAATTTTTTACTTTAATGTAAAATGGGGAGAATCTTTTGATTTTATTGAATCCACTACAAATCTTTTGGCTGCTGCAGTGCCTGCTCTTCCTGAAGGAGCCGACCCAAACGAACCAGTCAAGAAAGGCGGAATACTTGGATTGCAGGCTGCTAAAGGTGGCACATTTTTCAGCGAAGAGCTAAATATAGATAAAACTGAGGCAATGAAAGCTGAAGATATTTACGAACTAGCTCATAGCGAAGAATACTATAAGAGATGCCAAGAAGAGCTAGGGGTGCCAACCGAAGACACGGTAGCCACTTTTAACTATGAGGCTGCACTGCAAAATAAACACAAAGCATTTAAAAAGGCAACAAATGAATCAAGACTTAGCACTGAACTCTCCCCATCATCAGTATCTTCACCAATCGGATCAGATGACGGGAAGCAACAAAATGATGAAATTGAGGAAAAAGGCAGCGACAATGATTTCATCCAAGATGAAGCTGGGGATCCCATCGAAGCTCTTGTCGAGCAGTGAAGATGCCTTCCTTGAGTTAAACTCGATGCTATTCTCTAATGAGTATGTAATAGAAAATTATCAGACACTATACGGAAGATTTAAATTCATATTTGACTGCTCTGACGAAAGATCATTTGAAATAAATAAAATATCAGATATCTTTTATAAAAGCTGCAAATCGACACCTGATCATCCTTCTTTTAGAGATTTGTTTTTACATAGAAGCGAAGAGGTGTTAGAAAAATATGTAAGTCATATCTCTAGTGTATCTCAAATTGCCCTTGTACATATGAACTCTACACACGACTCTTTATACATATGCGTAAGCGATGAATTTAGCGAAAACGTGTTTGTGCCACATATTAAAATTCCAAGCAGTATTAACGGAGGTAGAGATGGATTGATAATATTTCCATTTAAGAACTTTTTAGATAATTTTAACTCATGAATAAAATATGGATAGGTTGGGATAACGGCATTGGAAATATAAGCGCTGTCTGGGAGGACAAACTTGCAGACTATAGAATAACTCCTGTAAAAAAGTGCTTAAATTACACCAAAAAAGTTTCATACATAAATAGGCTCGATAGAAATAAGTCCAAGGAATTAATCTTATCCTGGATAGATGGATATATGCCTGTTATTTGTATAGAAAGGCCGATGGTAAATCCTGGCAGATTTAAGGCCACCGCATCAGGATTAAGAGTTCTTGAAGCACAGGAGTGTCTAATGGAGGATTTATGCTTGCCATATAGATTTATAGACTCTAAAGAATGGCAGAAAGTTATGTTACCAGAAAATATTAAAGGACCAGAAACAAAAACTGCTTCTTTGGCTGTAGGTAAGAGACTTTTCCCCCACCTATCCGAAAAATTCAAAAATGATGCAGACTCACTTTTAATAGCTGAATACATGAGAAGAAAAAATTTTTAATTTATGAAAGATGTAAACTTATTAAATAACTTTTCGGAATCAGAAAAAATTCCCAATTTTTTAATGTGCATAGACGAGAATGACACAGAGTATGTTTTGCATTCTGGGGCTTATCCCTGTCTAGTTAGAATAAATGGAATAGCCACTGACGAAGAAGACGATGAAGAAGACGATGATGATTACGGTGGATTAGAAGTAATCGATAAATACAAAAATCAACAATCTAAAGACTCATTTGTTTTTGACGTAGAAGTTTTTAAAATTACTGAACTTGGGCTAAAGCCAATGGGGAGGGAAAGATCTTTAAAATCCGTAAAAGATTTAATAGGAAGATCCATCGATTATTATATTGCACAACAAGAGCAAGAAGATTAATATATAAAAATATGGCTAAAAAGAAAAACAAACCACAAGATGAATTAGAAGTAGACTCGGTAGAGTCTACCTCTACAGAAGATACAAGCGCAACTGACACTGTACAGGAAAGCTCAGAAACCCCTGTTGTAGTTGAGGCACAGCAAGAGCCATCGTTACAACCAGAAGAAACAAAAGAAGAAGTTAAGGTTCAAGAGGATGTCCCAAAAATTAAAGAGGCGTCTACTGAAAACAAAACAGTGGAATCTGATTTCTCTACTCTTGAGTCTATCGCTAAATTTGTTACAAAAACTGATCCAACATTTGCTACCAGTTTCTTTAGCTTAAATAGGGGGTCGGAATCCCTTTTGATTAAACAAGCTGGTGGAGTTTATTGTTTCTGTCGTGTGGTGCCAAGAAGCAGAAATCAAAACGGTCAAATATGGGAGGCAGAATTTTTAACCAATGTTCCTGCTCAGGTTCACACAAAATTGGTAAAAATCTTGAAGGATGCTGGAGTGCCTGACTCAAAGAGACAGTTCTTTAATCCATCTGGCCACCTGTAATAGTTTAGATACTATAAAGGTTATTTTAAAAGGGGCACGTTGAGTGCCCCTTTTGCTTTTAGATGGGTATCAAATTATTGGCTATAATGAGCCATAATAATATGTAAGTAATTTACTTACATTTGTTAACAACCAACATTGCTGGTTGTTAATGAATCTGTTAACAACCAACATACAACAATAAATAAAAAAATAAAGTGCAACAAACACTTACAAGATCCGTGACCCACGGAAAAACTGGGTCATTAATTAATGTAAATACATACAACAAAAATCAGGTAACCATTTTGCCTGAGGAGCAAACCCAAATAGGATTTGCTCTAAAACAAGGGAACACAGTAAAGGTGGCTTCTTACAAAGTAAGAAATGGTGTTGCAAGACTCATGGGAGCGTCTTGCGGCACACCTCCTTTTATTGTGAACAAGACAGAGCAGGCCAGTGTAAACTGGGCTACTGCTGCCTTGCCATTGCCGCATGGAAATTATGTGGCTCCCAATGGAGGTAGTTGCGTTCAGACTCCAAAAGGTGTCGTGAGCAAAGCAACCGTCCCAATAAAAAGTCTTGTGACATTAACGCAAGAGCTGTTTAGACAACCCGGAGAAGATAGACTAAACTTGTTTGGTCTTGATAGCTCAGCTCAGGAAAAAACCGATGGGTGCGAAAAAGTAACCTTGAGACTAGGCAAGCTGAAGGCTTGTATATTCACTCGGTTTCTGACGACTCTATACGGTCCATCCCCAGAAACGGCGATGTTGTTTAAAAACATCATGAACTCATTGAGGGTCATGGATAACCAGACAATGAAAATGAATCTACTAAAGCTCTACAACTGTGTAGAGCAACACGTAGAGAAAGGAGTAAGTTCTTCGACTTCGTTGGTTAGATCGAAAAACTTTAACTTCGGTAGACAGAGAGATAAACTACTAAAGATTGTGTCATTCCTGCCCGAGCTTGCGGGCCTGGATGACCAGTCACAAATTGACCTTTATAAGGTTAAAAACACAAGGGAACAAATTCCACTGATCAGTGTTGTGGAAATTAACTTCCCTATGTCAGTCAGTAAAGCAGATAATGTCGGCGAAAACTTTTGCTTCCCTTCGACGTGGACAAAGTCCCCGTTTGAGGTGAGTCAAAAAGGTGAATCGGATACCTTTTAAAATACCGAAAACAACTAAAACACATAAACAATAAATATTATGCTTAGTCAGGTAACGAATACAGCAACAAAATTCGCGGTTAAAAATGCTCCAATTGTAGGTAAGTATGCCTTACAAGTAGGGGTGTCCACAGCTAAAACGGCAATCGGGGTGGCTACCACCTTGTGGGCCGTTGGCGCAGGAATCTGCATAGCAGAGAAAGTTAAAAATAAAGCCAGCAAACTCAGTGAGCTATTCGAAGAAAAACGGCGCAATCGGGAGCTGGAGGAATTGAAATCGTTTACGGCTTCAGGAACAGACACTGTGATCAGTGAAACTATTTCTGAGGACACTGTAAAAGAATCGAAATTCAATGTCGCTGATGTCAAATCGATCTTTGCGAAACTGACGAAGCTTCATCAGTTAAACTGATGAAGACGCCAGTTGTCATTAAGACAGCAGAGTCTCAATAACCGCCATATTTATGCGTATATACTATAAGGTTTGTCCTTATAGTATATACGTATGGGGCGTTAAGATAACTCAATAAAAACAGCAAAATGCTATTTTTTTTGAAAAATTAAAAAAATGTGTAAGATATATATACCTTTGTGATTAATTATTTATTTTGACAAATAATTTAATTACAAAGGTTAAAACAAAACATTATGAAAAAAGACAACTTTATTTTAGCTACTGACTATAAAAATAGTTTTTTTAGCGCCGTCTTTTCTTTTGAAACAACTGTCTCTCCTATCAAGGGGCTGGACAAATATGACCTTCTTCATGCCTACATGGTAGGCGAAATAATAAAAAGGTTTGATAAAGTGTATGAAAGTGATGAACCTCGACCATTCGTAGTTCAGCATTTGCTAGACCAGGTAAAGACCGTAATAAAATCTATAAAAAACAAATCACCAAATAAAAAAATAGAAAACTCATCAGATGAAATAAAAAAAGAATACCCTATTGAAACAGGGCAAATAGATAAACTAATAGATGACGATACTGGATTTGTAGTTGGGACTTTTTTTGTGCCAATGATGTTGTCAGACACGTTAAAAGAATTTGATATACTTGAGTCAAAGAAAAAGAAAAATCTATGCCACATAGATATTCAAGGACAGTTTTTAAATGAATCTATAAATAATTTTTCTTTGATGTTTGACATGTTCTTTGATCTGATAAGGCAGAAAAACAACAATGACCCAAAGATAACAGAAGAAATGGTGTCAATTACAGCAGACCTACTTAAAGAGACGATAGAGTTATCTCTTGTTTCTACGGGAGAATTTGACGCATATGCGGAACGCAAAAATCAAAAAAAATAAAATAGCGAAAACTAAAACCGAAGCACCGAAGAAAAGGGGAAGACCGCCAAAAAATAAAGTAGCTACAAAAATAGTAGAGACTAAAAAGAGGAGAGGAAGACCCCCCAAAGCAAAGCTAGTAAAAAAGGATATTCCAGCAAAGAGAAGGGGAAGACCACCAAAATTAAATAAAGAGGTGGAGAAACCAATCAAAAAACTGGAACCCAAAAAACCTATTATCAAATATGAAAACGAATTTGAAGCAAAACTTTTCATAAACCAAAAACCGTCTAGTAAACAAATAGATGAATATTCTAATTGGCTGGTAAAATACAATGAAGCTGTGGCTCAGACAGACTTCGAAAAACAAATAAAGCAAATAAATTCACTCCAAGAAATCGTAAATAAGGTGGTAGACAGTTCTACAGTAAATATAGTTATTCTACCTATCTTTGTAACCAAAGGAGACAAAATTACTTTTGTGCTGTTTGAACCTTTTGATAAAGGGGTTGAAGTGATCATCAAATATAAGACTGGTCTGGTTCCACCTCACTTGACATCGTCTGTAAAACATACAGCCGTGTGCAACAAAATTACTGAATCGGTACAAAAATTTGTTCCCGTAGGTGTTTGTTGTTGAGTATGATATTCAGTCAAAAAAATAATTTTTAAAAATAGTATTGACTTAAAAAATTTTTTTGTGTATCATCCGAACTTGTTCTTTTCCCGAAACGCGTATGCCTCCTATTTTTACGCTCCGTTTAGATCCGCGTAGCGGAGATCAACGGACAAGCGCAAGCTTGAGTCAAAATCGGTAGGCAACAGCGTTTCGGGCTTATAATACTGGAAAGTTTGGAACAACAATTAAAACAAACATGAAAACAAAAAAAGAAATTGCTCTTTTAAGAAAAAAATACATGGATCAACTTAGTAGCGTTATTTGTGAATCACATTTATGCTCTGTTGAACGTGAACAGAAATTATTAAAAGGTAAAAAAAGAAAGAAGCATGCCTCTAAAATTGGAAAAACTTTACCAAAGTTTGAGCAATTAGAGTTATTTGTATCAGTAGATCAGTATGTTGATGTAAATGTACACGGCAAAGAAGCCATAGACGATTTAAATTGTGAGGAGGTAATGGTTTCTGAAACAGAAATTAATAAGGGTAAAGTTCCTGAACAAAGTGTTTCATTGGTTTCCCCTATCATGACGGAAGAACCTATTATAAATATTCGCCGTTTTGAAAATATAGTGTCTTGGATTCCCTCACAGATAAAATTCAATGATTTAATTGAAGAAGAATATCTTACTCTTGAAGAATTAAGGTTATGGTTGTCTAAAGATGATTTGTACAGTCTTCTATACAAAGACCAGATAAGTGACGAAAACAATACAGATTTCTTTACAGAAAAAGAAGCAGAAAGATTTGTCGGCGAATTTTTTAATACAGAACAGGGGCAGGAATACCTGATGTATAAGTGGAGAAAAGCAATTAGGTGTATAAACAATGAATTGCGATCTAGGATAGGAATTATCAGGTTAGGTAAAAATAGGCTGCCTAATAGTCCTAGGGTTTGGATAGGTAGAAATTCTTGCGCAGGGTCAAGTAGAATATTAGTTAAAGGATTTGACTCAGAACTGGAATTGGTAGCAGAGAAACTTGTCAATGCCTTTGTCGGTAAAGATGCTTTTGATAAAGCATGGGACCTTTGTTATCGCGGCGGGACATGGAAGATAACTGTTTATGATAAGTCAACAGTTGGAAAAACTATCCCCAAAATAAATAGCACGTTTTACATAGAAGAATTTGAAGGAGACGACCTACTATGAATGAAACAATAAAGGAATTAAACAAACTACAGAAAGATTTAAATTTATATTTTAAAAAAGTAAAACTAGAAACCAAAGACTTTAGACAAAGATACAAAAAATTATCTAAAAAAGTTGCAAAATTTATGGACAAAACAAATGATCCAGACAAGTTATTTAAGTTAGACAAGCCACTTGTTAAATGCGATCAAGAGCTATATGAACTGGAATCTTACTTCTCTGAATGGGAGTATTATCACTAAGTAGTTAAATATTTTATGGAAAGACCAACAATAAACAACACAAATGCAGTGTTCCAAGCTGGAACAACAATCGGAACATATCTATCACAGGCTATTACTGAGATCGATAAACAACTAGGAGAGGGTTACGCTGAGAAACATCCCGAGCTTGTTGCGGAGTGCGTACGCTCCCAGACAATGGATTTTAATTCTACGGCACTTGGTGCCGTTCTATACGAGATTCGAGACGTCTTGGAAACACGCATTGACGCCAAGCTATGAGCCTAAGGTATGAGCAATATTCAAGTCTGAGCAGAACAAAAAAATTTTTGATTGATGTTTCTCTCATGCAAACAAAATCAAAGAAACTAGAAAAACTTAAGAAAGAAGCGTCTAGTTGCCTAAAACATTTTCCTGCCCTCTCAAATACAGGAATACCAATTTGGTCTAATGATAATTTTACCAATGAAGAAGGCGACCCCACGTTTTAAATAAAATGGAAAAATCCAGGGAAGAACTAATTCAAGAAGTTAAAAACTTGACTGAAGGGATTCACATATGCATGGATACATTAAGAATAATATCTTGTCCAATGCGCCCAGATGGCACTTACAATAATGACAGAGAGTCTTGCAGGATAATGGCTTTAAAGGCCATAAATAAATCAGAAGAAATAATATACAAACAATAAAATGAAATTGTCTCTACAGCAAATAACTAGAATTATCTCTACCTCTCCGGTAGACGATAACACCAAAAACTCTATCATGCAGAATATAAATGAGTATGTTAGAGAGCAGCAGAATCAGGGAACCGAGGAGACTCCTCCAAAGCCACAGAAATATCCAGTTACCATATTGGTGGGTTCTCAAGAAGTGTTAGATCAAGTAAATTCTGATCAATTGTATGCATATACGGTTTTGGTTGCAGAAACAGAAAACCATAATGAAACAATTAATGAGCTGAGAAAAACAGCCGTTTTATATAACACAGAGAAAAAACGCAAAAAAAGTAAGATATATAGATTTACTGATTGTTTTGAGAGATTGAAAACTAGTCACCTTGATCAGAATCCCCTTAGAATATTGACTAAGGAACCGGCGATTTTGCTTAAAACGAGCAATTTTGCCATTTCACATCAAGATAATGGTCAGGGATAAACTTTATTACCTAGTTTATCAAAGACATATTGGGGGGAAATCCGTTACCTATTTGCCAGTAGGCATAGTTGTAGGTATTCACGGAACAGAATCACTGATACTTAGTTACCCGAAAAAGCAAAGAAAAATGATAGGTTTTTTTGCTACGCATAGGACCGAATTGAAAGATGAAGAAATTAAACATTACACAAAAAATAAAATATTAGCGAAGTTTTCTCAAAATATAAAATTTGGTTAACAAGTAGGGGGCAGGAAACTGCCCCCTTATGTTAGAGTTAGTAGAACGAAATGCGCCCCAAAAGTTGGGGCGTTTTTCGTTTTCACTAATGATACGATTGGTTTAGGTGTACCAAAGTAAAATGCCTCGATTAGTTTGTTTCGACAAACAAACAAAAAAAATAAAATAACATGAAAGTCAAAGTTAGCTTCGGTGGAAGAGATAATATGGCAGAACTCCCAACTGGGTCGAATCTTGCCTGTATCAAGAACAACAAGGTGTTGGCTGCTCGCATGGGTTGGGACGAGGGCGGCTCAATCAGCTTCATCGTCAATGGAGTAAACGTCAGTGACACTACTGTTCTCAATGATGGGGATTGGATTTCGATCCAACATAAGGCTCACGAAAAAGCCGCTTAATATATTTATTTTTATTTTATTTATTTTTCTCCCATAACGCTTTGATCGTTAGTTGTTAAGCACTAGCCCTCTTTATTGGGGGCTAGTGCTTTTCTTGTTAAAACTTAAAAACAAAAAAATATGAAACCATTTTTTGGTGTTACAGAAGAAGGAATGATAGTGAGGTATGAACCTCATGTAATCATCAATCCAGACGAGGTTCTGGCTAAAATGAACAACAGGGATTTTAGAACTATTTTTAGGTATGATAGTTTTTCAATGCCGGTAAGTTCTTCAAGTTATAAATTGGATCAATATAAAAAGGTAGCATTTAATCTTTCTATTACTTCTAAAAATTCATGCGTTTTCTGGAGCTTTTTACCGGGGCTTCCATTTGATTCATTTTTTAAGATCTCTGAGGTTTTTCCTGGAAAACTGGGTTTTATCCCATGTTATGAAAGATACTACGGGGAACCAGCAAGTGACGTAGTAACCGATAAATTGTGGTGGGACACAGATAGCACAAATTGCCTTAACAATGATTTTGAGTTGCGACCATTACTCGCAATAAATATAGATCACGTAAGTAAGCAATCTATTATGTTTCTTGTTTTTAATATTTATGACCGCAAGAACAAGGTTACACTGGGAAACTTCTTGCCTCCAATTACTAATATATACAAGGACTGTCGTGTCTGTATGGGCCAAAGACATAACCCATCATTTGCGGAAGAAGATCTAAACTTACACAATATTGTGCAAAAAGAAATTACGTGGTTTTTTGAGACCAGGATGAATGGAGATCTTGCGCAAGATACTATTGATAGACAGACAATAGCAAATTCTCTGTTTAGGTGGGACGAACACAAGGCGTGCTTACCGTCTGCTAGGCCGGTGCAAACAATAGTTAACTCTAGAGTTGGAAACTATTATATAGATGGTCTCCCCCTTGATGATAAAAATGTTTGCGATGAAAACACATCTTGCAAAATTTTCTATATTTAATTCATAAATATGAACTTATATCAACAATTGTTGAGAGCCCCCACGCTTAAAGTTGCTCAAAAAGCAATACATGGAGACATGGAGTCAAGGGTTCATTCACTAAACGACAGTCTTTCTATTTACAGAAAGGTGTATTGCTGGTTCCCTGTTCAGTACCATGGAGACACTGAAGAGGACGAGGACGATACAAAAAGAAAGACAATCCCAGAGGAAGCAACAAGGGAGTTATTTTTTAGCCGGATTTTATCTGGACAACTAAAAAGTGAGTCTCTTGAGTTTTATAATCAGAACAAGAAAGTTGATATATCTGATACAACAGATGAGCAATTAAACTCTTTGTTCAAAAAAATAAAATAAACAAACAACAAACAAAATAGGGGGACTATTTATTAGTCCCCCTTTTTCTATAAGATGAAAAACTTCTATATAATTGGATGCGGCGGAGTATGCACTTACTTTTTGCCCGCATTTTTTAAAACAATAAATCACGACAAGCGTTTTTCCGGTAGCGCCGTAACGCTAATAGATGGAGACACTGTGGAGCAAAAAAATCTGTTAAGGCAGAACTTTTATACAAATCAAGGCGGCTCTATCATAAATGCTTATAAATCGGAGGTTCTAGCAATGCACTACGTGAACCAATATCCAGGCTTAAATATTGAAGCAAAAACAGATTATATTACTGATTCATTTCCTGTTGAGGAAAAATCTTTTATTTTTTGCTTTGTAGATAACCACCCAGCCAGAAAAGATATTTTATCTGTAGTAGATATATATTCTTGTGAGGCTATTTTTGCCGCAAACTCTTCAATAAGCAGTCATGCTTATTATTACAACAGCAAAATGAGTGGTGGGAGCATGGACCCTAGAACCAGGTTTCCAGAAATATTGACCATAGATACTGGTAGCCCTATTAGGGCTGCTGGATGTGACACAGAAGCTAAACTCAATGATGTCCCTCAAACAGCTATAGCTAACCAAATGGCGGCTACTCATGCTTTGTTTATGTGGAATTTTTGGGCAACAGAAAGTAAAAAAATGTCAAAAGAGGAAACTTATGAGGTTTGGCCAATTGAGTTTATGAATAATTCATGCAGATATACAACAATTGCGGTAGAGAATCTAAAATAAAATGAACATAACAGAAAATGTCTCAAGTGAGTGGTTAGCGTGTGGACCCTATGCAGGGGGTCAGATGTGGAGAAATCAATTATATAATTGCACGACACATCAGGTATACAAACACAAAACAACAGATAGATCATCTATATCTGGTTATATGGATTATAGCACAAGACTTACAAAAAACTTAATTACTCCAATGGTATACGGAGGAATAGGTTTGCAGTCTAATCCAAGAGAACTTACGTCCTCGAAGACATGGCTTATGCCAGATTTTTTCGGAGATCCATTTGACCACCAGATTCATTATAATTTTTATGATACACTAAAGCCTTGCGGGTTTTACCATAAGATTGCAATAGAATCTTTGTGGTCATTAATACGCAATTTTTCTTTTATTAGATATACTGTATTATCTGAGACCAGGCAGATAAATTTTAAATCTTGTAGAATTAAAAAAGGGCAATATATTAGCGTAAATAGCACAGAGGATAATAGAAGTGGTCACAATCATTGTGCAGTTGAAACAAAAAATTGTCGTCAAATTTCTTACTCAAATAACAACAATTTTGTTTTTAATCATTTCGACTTAAATGATATTTTTATATCTTCTTACATAGTTTCAAACAATATTGGATTGTTTATATTGCCCAGTGGATCCATATTTTGGCTTAAGCGCAATAATAATACATGGACACCATGTATTTGCGAATATGAGATACCTAAATCATTCCCGAAGGGTAACGTCAAAATCAATTTTAGGGAGATTGATGAGGACGGAATAGCAAAAGATGAAGTAATTTTTTGCTGCTCTCAAAGGGAGCAATATCTACATAAAACTATCGCCAAAATGATCAAAGAGGATGTAATAAGAATTGCGGTAAGTAATATAAAATCAATTAAGTATGAAAATGCCGTATCAAATCACCAGATAAGCTCGTCAACTATGGCAATGCTTATCAAAAATTTCGATTCAGCAATTTTTAATCAGCTAAAGGTAAAAATTCTTCAAAACACTAACATAAAACCCTTAAAAACGTTTAATGATTTAGTTGATACAGTCACCAAAAAAAGAAGGGTACATCTTAATGCAATGCAATACTCTAAAGACAGTATGCTGCTTGCAAGAAAAGAGGCATTTAAAGCATGCAAGAATAATACACCGATCTTCTGGGAGATTGGCAAAAAAGTAGACTATATACAAAATGCAATACACAAGTCAGGGCTCGGTAGCGAGAGCAGTACTTTCTATGATCTCAATCTAGATTATTTTAACCTCTCAGAAGAGAGGGTCTGTCTTGCTGAGCTTGGTTATTCATCGCCATCTATTAGTCGTTCTAATAGGGTTGCTCGAAGCATTCAAAGCAATCTACTCAGGAGAGATAACGATGACATATGGGTAGCTCAGAACATGTATTCTTATTTGAAGATTAACCCTAAGCAGGTAAAAATTAATAATACTACCGTTAATGTAAGCGTAAATTTAAGTGTAACTAAAACAGAAATATGTAGATATAACGTTGAGTTGAACACAACTTACGATATTCCAATCGAGGTTAAAAACCTCGGGGAAAAAGCTATATCTAGGTATATTAAGTTTAGAAGCAAAAACGAAAATAATGATTGGGCTAAAGAGATAGAAAAAGAAAAACAGTCAGTCAAAGTAGTTAATGCAAAGACATTAAATAATGAAGAAGAAGTAGAAGCACAAGTAAGTGAAATAAAAGTATTAGAAATATGAACAAATTATATATACACAAGGGGGCACCCTTGATAGAAAAGCAGGTAAGTGACAAAGTAACTGGGTTTTTCCCCGTAGAGTTCACTGAATTAAAGGACGAACCAAAAGCTAAGGTTAACGTGAATAAGATTAGTCTTTCTCTGTGGAGAACGATAAACTTCTTTTTCAAGACAGTAGCTAAAAAAGAAAATTCCGAAGCACAGCTTCGTTTATTTTATTCTGACGTAGACAATCAATGGAAGGCTCATGCTTTTCCTCAAAAAGCTAAAACCGGCATGACAACAAAAGAGTTGTGCGAACATGCAAGCTTTCAGGAGCAGATGAACGAAATGGTTGAAAATGGGAAATACTATCAATATGGTACCATTCATAGCCATGTTTATGCATCCGCCTTTCAGTCTGGCGTAGATAAAAATGACGAAGCTGGCTGCCCTGGAGTTCACATAACTATAGGCAAACTTGACCAAGCAAACATTGACATTAGCCAAAGGTTTACAGTTATTGTTCCAGGTGTCATCTCAACTGATGAGCAAGGAAATGAAGTGGTGGTATCAAAAGCAAAAAAGTTTTTTATGCCAGTTGATATGCATGACTTCATTGAGATTCCAGAGGATATGTATGGATCAACAAAATCAATAGAATTGAGAAAAATTATATTCAATTTTGTTGTATCTGAAAACTCCGAGGAACTGGTCGATCAAGATCTTGTAAATAAATGGATGAAAAATAGAATTGAGGAGGAGAAAGTAATCAGCACTAGAGTCGATTTTCTTAAAGATGCTGACAATTATGACTACTCTAATTTTCACTCTAAACAGTTGATGATGTTTGATTCATCAACCAAGAACTACAAAAAAGGTTCAAAAAAAAACAACAGATCGAAGATTCAAGACTATATACCAAGCTCTTCGACTTACAAGGTTGGTGACAGAGAAGACCTTGAAAGGTCGGTAAACAAAATTTGTTTACTGCATAAAGTGTCTCAACTTGAATTATCTGAGATATTGTTAAATAAATCAGAACAAATTATGTCAGACAATTATATAAATTTATTTAACGACATAGATATAAATATTTTATCCGTATATAACTTATACGGATATTCTCTTGGATTAGAAATACAAGACTGGGTACAAGAGAGAATGGCAAAAGCAGCGAAAAACAGTCAAATATCACACATATTACAAACACTATAATGAAAACAAACATAAAACACTGGATCATTGATCAAATCTTAGATTCTGTAACAGAAACAAAGTATGACAAAGTTATTTTGTCTATGGAGTCTATATGTAATAAGAAGTTTAAGGATATTTTTTACCTCCTTGACGACAATGACATGAAACGCATTGTAAACGACTTGGCACGCAAGCAAATCTTGATCAATCAAGATTTGCTTTGGGAGGACACAATATTAAATAGCGTGTTTAATATTGGAATGTATTCTCCTGATGATATGTATGTTCCACCAGCAGAGTATAGATCATTCAACATTGATTCTTCTAGCTCTATTGATGTTATTAGTTGTGGACCAACACCTCAAAACGTCAGTTCAGCACATCCTATTTATACGGGTGACTTTGAAGCAGATATCGCAAGTCTTGCTAACAAATATCCACACGCTGTAATTTTAGGATGTAGTAGCGCAGCAAACGACTTACACGAGTCAATGCTTCCAGCCTGGCAAAAATTGCTAAACGAGCATTTCGAAGATCCAAAGAAAGCTTTGGCTGATGCTATAAGTGATTATTGGGTAAATGAGATACAGGGAGATTCATGTATCGATAGAGATCAAATACTCTCCGAGTTGTTTGATTCTATTGGGTACGACTATCCATATGTTGGAGAATCTGATGAGTATAATGACGAAGAAGAAGATATTTCGTCATACAAACACGACACTAATTGTAAAAATAATGTTGAAGAAGAATGCGAGGAAGATGACGACGATTGTTGCATAAGTAATGAATGCAGTTATAGTAGTCAAAATTCATGCCAAAAATATAATGAATCAATTAGGTTTGTTTCTGGGTATGTAGACATGGAAGATGTCATGACACATACCGATTCAGGTCTAATTGCTTATGTATTTTCTACTCAAAAGACAGAGACATGTAATAGCCCGATAAACAAAATTTGCTATGTAGTCAAATGGCCTAAGGACCACAATTCTACAGGAATTATTCTGTTTAATGATCCAATAACAAAGAAAAGACTGTAAAATGAATATATACTCAACTTGTTATGCAAGTTTGAGTAATACGGTTAAGAATGTTATTAACACCACTCATGTAAAACCGTGGGTGGTGTTTTTCTATTCTCCAGAGGAAGCTGGTGGCTCAATATTCTCTCCTGTCAGCATGAGCAATATTTTTTCACTGAATAAAGAGCAGCTTTTATGTCTGGAGTGCTTCGAGTGTGATGACCCATTTCACCCTCTATGTAGACCGTTTACAAAACAAACAGCAAATAAAATTAAGGCGTTTTTAGATCCATTTATAAATGAGAACTGTAATTTAATTGTAGCTTGCCCAATGGGCAAAATATCCTCAAGTGTTTCACTCGGGATAAATCAAAAATACAACAACTGTAGGGTTATGTTTTACGGCAAAAACACTATAGTTAAAAGAATACAAAACTTAATGTTTTCGGAACTATGACAAAAACAAAAGGAAATAGAATTGTCGCAGATATCACACAAATTAAACAGGGAGTTATAGCACATCCGGTTTCTTTGAATACTGAAGGTAAATATATCGGTGGATATTCATCTACGCTACGAAAGAGATTCGGTAACGAAGCTTTTAGCGGGTACGAAGCCACATGCAAAAACTACAAAAACGCTCAAAAAGAGAATAAGTCTGTATTACTTAGGAATGCGCTTGGCAGTGTAGTCGTGGACCCAACTCCAACCAATAGTAATGTATTTATTGCTCATTTATTTTGCATGGAAAACGCAGATAACAAAAATTATACAAATTCAATGGCGGTATCTATTTGTATTGATAAACTCAGCCAAATAGCTGCTAAAAAATTTAAAGATTTTTTTGTGTATTTTCCATACAAAATGGCATCAGGGATTTATGGGGGAAGTTGGAATATGATAGAGGAAGAGATAAATTCTAAAATAAAGAATTGTAAAATTTGTATCTTGCCTAGGTCATGAACTCATTGCTCGATAAACTTAGAAATAGTTATGCTCCTAAGAAAAGGCCAAAAATAGTTCAACAACCCATAAAACTCGATAAAAATAAAAACCTACTTGATAGACTCAAGAACAGTTATATCCCTAAGAAAAAATCCCCACAGAAAAAAGCCGGAAGAATTCTACGAGAGGAAAACCAAGATTTGCCGGGAATAATTGATCATATATATAAAAGCTCATTGACATACGATTTGCCAAGTTCCTGGCAGGAAAATAGAACAGAGAAAAGAATCATTGACCAGTTTCATTATAGATATCTATACCCCCTAATTAGGTATAATGCGAAAAACAAGATTACAACAATTGGCATAAGTCTGCCTTCAGATGGTTGGGTCTGGGAACAAGAATTAGCTAAAAACTTTAAAAAAATGAAAGCTAAGTTCGATTTTATAGGAGTTGAGGGGTCTAGCAATATGGATTTGTTAAAAAGATTTTTAACAAAATCATACAAATTAAATCAAGGACTTAACAATAACTTTAAAACGAGATGTTATGTTGGTCCTATGTCAAATCTATTGAATGAGATAAATTCAAAGGGATCGATAAAACTTAACTGCTTAGCAAGTAAACGGTTCTATCCAGTTGATTTTATATATGCAGACTTTATGGGGTATTGGGCTAGTCCAATTATAAATATTATTCTATCTATATTCAATGGCCCCAGAAAAATAAAGAAAAATGGATGCTTCTTTATGACTATTTACCTAGCTAGAGGAAGCAAAGACAAAAACATTAGACTTGATACAATAGAAGCCGGAAGAAACATAAATAGAGAAATGAATCTTGGGCTAAATAATTTTAATGTTCATGACTCAAATTATATGTTGAGAGATTTACAGAAAGATAGTGTAATTCAATTATATGATTTAATTCGTGGAATAGGTGCATTTACTTGGAAGATGGCCTATAAACAAGGTATTCAATTATATGTTCATGATGTTCAAATGTATTACAACGAATACGTAAATGAATCCGGCAGAGAAGTAAGATCTCCAATGGCTTCTTTTTACTTTACAAAACTCAACGATTAAGTAGAACAAATAACCACAAGCAAAAATGGCTTCAGATAAAAGAAAAAAAATACAGCAAGAAAAACAAAAAAGGTTAGTTCAGCTAAAGAAAACTTTAGCCAGTGGAAGTAAATATGCAGAAAAACAGAGACTCAAGAGATTGGGGTCTCAGGCTTAAGTAATTTTGGCGCGGTGGCGAAATGGCAGACGCAAAGGACTTAAAATCCTTTGGTTATAATGACCGTGTGGGTTCGAGTCCCACCCGCGCTATTTATACAAAACAACAAACTATATTATTTATGAAAAAGAAAATAGAGACAGAACAACAATTATTTGTAAGATTTAGCGAAGAAGAATCAAACGAGTTAAATATCACTCCAGGAGATAAATTTTCAGTCAAAGTAGTTGATGATGGTATTCTGCTTCAGAAATATGGAAGCATTGAGATAGATCTTTCAGAAATGTCTAATGAGGTGCTTCAGTTTCTTATCATGGAATCTTGTGATAGGGATATATCAGTAAACGAGGTTTTCGAAGATATAATCAAAAGAGGGGTAGATAAAGATGAATGAAAACTTTAATTATACCAGATATACACCAAAGAATAAATAATGTAGACATAGCATTAAGAAATGAATACGACGAAGTAGTTTTTCTTGGTGACTGGTTTGACTCGTTTTATGAGCCTCCATTTGTTGCAAGCTTCGAAGATACGTGTGTATACCTTAGGGATCTAATTACAAAACACAAAGATAAACATAAATTTGTTTTTCTGGTTGGTAACCATGATACCAACTATATTTATTGTAACAACAATTCCTCTACGAAAGCTTGTCCAAAGCTTTTGCCATACTATTGTTCGGGAGTTACTGGTAATAAAATAAAAAAGTTTAGAAAAATATTTTTTGATAAAGGATTGAAAGATGATTTTTTTATAAAAAACTTTAAATTGGCTCATAGGTCTCAGGGGTGGTCATTTTCACATGCAGGGATAATAATGGAACATTTTTCGTATGGATCTAACATAGATAATTTAATTGAAAAAGCTAATGATGCTTGGAAAAATTTTAGGAACTTGTCTTATAATTGTAACCACCTAGTGTCTTCAGTAGGTGCATGTAGGGGCGGAAGACAAGCAGTTGGTGGTCTTACTTGGTGTGACTGGCACAATGAGTTTTATCCTTGTAGTCATGTTGGCAAGCAAATATGTGGACACACAACTGTTAAAGAACCAGTAAGTATTGCAAAAGATACAGACCATGAGAGCTGGAACCTTGACACTATATTTCACTATGGCATCATAGAGGATGAAGTATTAAGCATTAAAAAGTATGCCGAATAAAAATTTAATTCAATCTATTACTCAGGCATTTACATTCGCAAGGCGAATGGCACCAAAAAAACTTGTATCGATACAGAAGAATGGCCCAGAATTTGGTATAGAGTATCAAAACAAGCTAATGTTGGCGGATAGACAATTAGGCACTCTTGACTTTGCTAGACCATTTTTACTCGATGTGACTTTAATAGCTATTGGTGCTCCTGGCTGCAAAGACGTTGACGGTAATATAATTGGTGCAATTTACTTATATAAAGGCGGTAATTATGACAATATCGATAAGAACTGGAAACAGATTTATAAATTTTTATACCCGTTGACAGGCAACGAAGATAGATTGCCACTAGACGGAACAAATATAGACTTTGGAGCATCTACTACTATGACCTCTGATGGCAAGTTGTTGGTAGTAGGTGCTCCCGGCGAGAGGTCAGAGGCAGGAGACAGAACTGGAGCTGTATATATATTTTCTATCACGGAATCAAGCCATACATTAATGGCTAAGCTCACTCCAATAGACCCAGTGCCTGGTAGAGAGTTTGGTAGGTCGGTAGCAATATCGGATGATGGAAATATATTATCTGTCTGCGATAAAAAAATTAATGATCTGTCTAAGGTTTATACATTCACTAAATCCGGTAAAGATTTTTCTAGTTGGTTTTTTACCGGAAAGAGAACCACAAGAAACGAACTTGCTACTTTTTATAACTACAAAACAAAAATATTAAAATTGGGTAAAACTCTTCCAGACAGAATTTTTTATATGGATTCAACTGGTGGTTCTACTCCCTTTGTTTTTGTAGGCAAGGAAAATGTTAATGTTTTGGCCATGTCTCAGTCTATCGATGTAGTCTTTTGTACAAAAAACAAAATAGACAAAGAACTGAAAATTCACGGTAATTTAGAGGATCCTAATAAAACTACTTTAACTGATTGTTTTGGGCATTGCCTGTCTGGAAGTCCACCATTTTTACACAGATTGGCGGTTGGTGCCCCTGGAAAAGATAACTCAAAGGGTTGTGTATATGTCTATGTATACAATGGCAAAAATTTTTCTTTATTTAATACCTTGGTCCCAGCCGATGCAGAGGAGGGAGATAAATTTGGTTTTTCGTGTGTTAGTTCGAGCGAGCTGGAGTCAGCCCCCTGTCATATATATGCAGTATCTACCGCTAGAAATAATGTTGGGCCAATTGAAAAAACAAGTAGTTGGTCGAATGCATATGAAGTTAAACTTGTTTCAACCAATACATAAATTATGCACATAGCAGAATTGATAGGAAGCGAGACTATTGATGCCAGGTTCTTGACAAACAAAGAACTTAAAATGTTAGGTTGGAGCGATAAACCTAACACAATAGGTATCGTTATTGGAGACTTTATTCTAGTTCCAGTTGTATATGGAGAAGAAGATAACGTTCCAATCTCGGACAATATTCCAGCTTTTTATGAGTTTGATTTTAATGAAGAGATAATTTATCCAATTTCAATTGGGTATTTATCAGAGGGTGGCGCTGGACCTACTCCTGGGGCAAGTGGAGCAAGCGGTGCTACTGCTATGCCGTGAAAATTAAAATATTGTATAATACACAAAATGAAATAAATTATAATTATGAACAAATACCTTAAAACATATATCGAAAGCCTAAGTAAATTAGCTGCCCCAGACACTTCAACTCAAATCGATGAGCGTATGATGTCTTTGTCTAGCCAAAAAGCTCCAGTAAAACCACTAAAGCCAAATCTTCCCAAAAAAAATGATGGTCTTATAACCAAGATTCCAGGGCTCCCTGCTAATGCGAAGCCTAGTGAAGCTGACTTAAACGATGTCGCAGGTTATAAATAAAAGTCAATTATGAATAAATACGCTTCAGAATATTTCAATAGCTTATTCAGTAAAATTGCAAGACAGTTTTCTCCAGAAGTATTGGAACCTAAGAGGCGTGCGATGGGAGACCCATCGATTGGTGCACCAACAGCAGTGCAAACACAAAACCCCCTGACGCCTGCACGAAACGCCCTTACTGCCCCGTCTATAAAACCCAACGGAGCTGGCGTTGCGGTTCCCCCAGTTTCTGGAAGTGTGGCATCACCATCTAATTGGTCTAGGTTAATGATGAAGGGAGTGCCAACCAAAAATTTAGTTTCTGGTGGACTTGCTGGTGCTGGCATTGGGTTAGCCGCTGATGCGGCAATACCACAATTTTCGGGCGGGGATTATTTATCGGAAGTGGGAAACCAATTAAGAAGTTTTGGGATAGATACCGCATCTAGCGCTGCCGGTGCAGGAATTGCATCAGGTGGCGCTGGTTTACTGCCTGGGGCAATATGGGGGGCTGGAACTAATGCAGCAGGAAAGCTCATGGAAGTGGGCTATGGGTTAAACGAACTTTATAATCCTAACAGCCAACTAAACAGAGATAAAGCTGAGTCGGATGAAAGAAATAAACGATTAGACGCTCAAAATGCACTAAGAAAAAATCCCATGCCACCAGTAGCTCCGAACAATGGAGGAAGACTTTCAGATGGCCAGTTAGCAAATATGGCTGGTGTCGGATTCGCCGGAGACTTGACCCAAAACGCAATAACTAATGCCAACCAGGCTACTGCTCTGCCGCCAATAAACACTAATGTAAATACTAACAATGGATCTACACCTACTACTCCTACTCCTGCTGCTACACCTTCTGGGAGTGTAAGCAACGAATACCCATCTCCGGTTCCTAGCCCGTTGCCGTCCCCGCTTCCGGCGCCTGTGCAGCCATCCACGACCACAATAGAGAGCACCCCTACTATAAGCAATACCCCCTCTACGACTGTTACGCCGCAGCAGGCAGCACCTGCAACAGTTCCTCAAACAGTCGCAAAACCACAAGCAGTGGTCAAGTCTCAATCTAAACCAAAAGCAAATACACCATTAAAGAATGTTAATTTTAAGCCTCAAACTCCTAATCCAGTATTGAAACCATCTGTTATAAAACCGAATACTGTGCAGAATAGTAGGCTTGGTGGTCCTTTAGGTACTGTTTCAAATGTTTTTGGTAGGATCGGAGACACAATGCAAAACGCGGCCAGTGGAAGACTAGGTAAGGGCGATCAATTAAGACAAACAAGTTTATTGCCTTGGCAAAACAAAAGAAGATAACGAATAAAACAAAACTTTACGAAAGCCCTCATATTAAATGAGGGCTTTTTTATTTAACTATGAAAACAAAAAATAAGAAAAAGGGGGATGAATTCGTATATTTAGTATACTGCAATCCTGACCCGCAATTAGTTTATGGAGTATACAAATCAAAGCATGACGCCATTAGGTACGCAATTAGTTTAATAAGATATAGAAAAGAAAAAGCAATATCAAAAGGCCAAACATTTGGTTATTATCATTTTCGTCCATTGATGCAGCCGATGCAGCTACTGTGGATGAAAGATAAAAATAATCCTAGTTATTACGACATGTGCGTTTTTACAGCTTGTTTATCTATTCCAGAAGAAAAAAACAATGAATGGGGAGATAATGCATGTCACATTAGAGTAGTTAGAAGATTTTTAACATAAAAGTTTTTATCTTACCTCTTTGACGTTTATTTTTTACTGCAAATCAACATTTTAAAGAAACAAAAAATAACACTAGAAATGTTTTGACATAGACCTTTAATTGAATAATCTAACCAAACAATTTATGTACAGAGTAGAAACTGGAAGCAATCAAATTTTTAGATATGACAATGTCCTAAGGCCGGATATATGCAAAGAAATCTGTGACCTTTTAATTGAATCAAAGGGTGACCACCTAACTAGTTTAAGCCAATCCGATAGGGTTCCATGGAACGATAATGATGTATGTAATTTTCGTGATATTAAAAATTTAGAGCTAAAGGCAAAAATAAATGAATACAGACATCTAGCTAAAAACTTAGCGATGGTTATATTTAAAAGTATAGTATTCATAGATTATACAGACTTGGTTGTATGGAGGACGGGAAAGGCTCAAAACAGACATAAAGATAATGGATACGTAAATGACAGTCCTCTTAGGTCTAGAAAATTTACATGTATCACATATTTAAATGATGATTTTGAAGGTGGTAGAACTTTTATAAAAACTGAGCGTGGGGATGATTATATATCTGATCCAAGAACAGGGTCAGCTGTATTTTTTTACTCAGATGATAGATGTGAGCATGGTGTAACAAAAGTTGAGAACGGAATAAGAATGACGCTTCCTATTTGGTTTTGCACCGATTATTCCTCAAGCGAAGAGGCAAGAGATAGTAAAATAGCTATCCAGGCTTAAAAAATTTATCGGAGTGTAGCTTAGCCTGGCTAGAGCGCCTGGTTTGGGACCAGGAGGTCGCGAGTTCGAATCTCGCCACTCCGAAATTAATTCATAATAATATGGAAAACAAACAACAGGAAAACATAACAAATCAAACAATAGAAATTCCTATACAGCAAGAAAGACCTAGAGTTGAATTTATTCAACCCACAAAAATAAAACTAGGTTATTCCTTTAATAAAGAAATGGGTATAGGTGTTTTTGCTACAAAAGATATTGAGCCTGGAGAATTAATTGAAAGGTGCTACGCCGTTCAATTAGCTAACAGATCCAGGTATCAACATGACCCACAAATAAAAAGATATCTATATACAAATAGATGCGAATGCCAGCAATGCGTTATACATGGGTCTCATATGAATATGGTATTAGGGTATGGAATGATATATAACCATCAAGACGAACCAAATACTGAATGGAATTTTAAATGGGACAAAGACTATGCAGATGTAATATGTATAAAACCTATTAAAGCTGGAGAAGAAATATATGTTTCTTATGGTTCTAGTTACTTTAAGGAACGTGAATATTTCTCCGCAAAAGGAGAAGAATTTAAAGAAATCCAAGAAAACTTGATTGAAAATTAACATATACACCGATGGAGCGTGTTCAGGTAATCCAGGCCCAGGTGGATATTCAGCTATAGTAAAATTTGAAGACAACACCAGAAATGTATTAAGTCAGGGATACAAAAACACAACAAACAATCGAATGGAGTTGAGGGCAGCAATAGCTGCCCTTAATTCTATAGTTGAGCATAAAAAAAGTGAAGTTGTATTGTACTCAGACTCAAAATATATCACAGATGCGGTGAATCAAGGCTGGATAATAAATTGGAAAAATCGTAAACTGTCTGGAGTTAAAAACCCTGAACTTTGGAGACAATTTATTGAGTTGATTGATCAATTTGATAAATTGTCTTTTGTATGGGTTAAAGGACACAATGGACACGAAGAAAATGAACAATGCGATGAACTGGCAAGAAAAGCAATAAAGGGAGTCCTTTTGGACGACATTTAATTAAATATAAACAATAGATATATGAATAAATTAAAGATATTTGATGAACAAATTTCAAGAAAACCGAATCTTTACCCATGGACAGATAAATTTATAGAAGCCATGCATAATGGGTTTTGGACAGACAAAGAATTTAATTTTAAATCTGATGTTCAAGATTTTGCTGTAAAATTAACCGAGCAAGAAAAACAGATTGTAATACGTACCCTGTCTGCAATAGGTCAAATAGAGGTCGCTGTAAAAACATTTTGGGCGAAACTCGGTGAAAATTTACCACACCCATCACTATCTGATTTGGGATATGTAATGGCTAATGTAGAGGTTATACATAATAATGCCTATGAAAGACTTATTTCAGTGTTAGGCCTTGAAGATGTATTTGAGGAGAACCTAAAACTGGAATGGATCCAGGGAAGAGTTAAATACTTGAAAAAGTATACACATAGATTCTATAAAGATAGTAAAAAACAATATTTATATGCTCTTATATTATTTACATTATTTGTAGAAAACGTTTCACTATTCTCTCAGTTTTATGTAATAAACTGGTTTTCCACCTTCAAAAATGTGTTGAAGGATACAGACCAGCAAGTAAAGTACACTAGAAATGAAGAAAATATTCATGCGTTGGTTGGCATACAAATAATTAATACTATAAAGAAAGAGTATCCAGAAATTTTTGACAAAGACTTAGAGGATAAAATATTGGAAGAAGCTCAAGAAGCTTTTGTTTCAGAGTCAAAAATAATAGATTGGATGGTTAATGGAATAAATGAAAACGGTTTGTCTGCAGACATATTAAAAGAATTTATTAAGAATAGGATTAATAATTCCTTGAATCAAATAGGTTTAAAATCCGTATTCGAAATAGATAAAGAAAAAATTTCTACAACTGTTTGGTTTGACGAACAGCTATTAGCAAACAACATGACAGACTTTTTTCATTCAAGGCCTGTTGACTATTCTAAAAAGTCACAATCATTCTCAGAGGATGATTTATTTTAAACAAACAAACACGAGATGACAGTCAGAGATCTAATAAGCAAATTATCCAAAGAGGATCCTGATTTGCCTGTAGTAGTTGAAGCAAATGAGGCTACATACGATTTGCTTGAATCAATCAGGGAAATAAATATAAGAAAAAATAAACAACAGTGCTATTTAATTTGGGATGGAGAGTTTTGTGAAACCGAAAACGACGAAGCAGGTACACAAAAAGCTCTTTTCCTTTGCAGAAAGATGCTGTATTAACTACAAAAAATTAAAATGAATAAAGACTGTTATTGGCTAAATAAAGACTCTAGAAAATTCCTTGAAAGAGGTTATTTAATCGAAGGAGAATCCGCTGAGGAACGCATAAATGATATATGTAAGGCTGCTGCGGGGATCTTGAGAAATCACAAAATATTAATCAAAGACAAAGTAGATAAAACTTTGTTAAACAATTTTGAGGAAAAATTTAGTGACTATCTATATAGGGGTTTTTACTCACTAAGTTCGCCCATTTGGGCGAACTTCGGTAGGGAGAGGGGATTACCTATTAGCTGCTTCGGCAGCTTCATCCCGGATAGTATGGAAGGTATAATGTATAAACTTGCTGAAGTAGGTATGATGACCAAGTACGGTGGAGGTACCTCTGCTTTCTTTGGTGATCTTAGGGGCAGGGGTGATTCTATCTCCTCTGGAGGAGAATCTACGGGTTCTGTGCATTTTATGGAGTTGTACAATAAACTGATGAACGTTGTTTCCCAGGGTAATGTACGGCGTGGTTCATTTGCTGCTTATCTCCCCATTGACCACAAAGACATAAATGAGTTCCTTCAAATTAGAGACGAGGGACATGAAATTCAGCAAATGTCTTTTGGTGTTTGCGTTAGTGACGCCTGGATGGAACAGATGATAAACGGAGACAAAGAGAAAAGAAAGGTATGGGGAAAAGTAATTCAAAAGAGATTTGAAACTGGTTATCCATATATTTTCTTCTCAGACAATGCAAATAATAATGCACCAAATATCTATGCAGAAACTGGGCATAAAATATATGCTAGTAACTTGTGTTCAGAGATAATGCTATCTAGCTCAATGAACGAATCATTCGTGTGTAATCTCTCATCGATAAATCTTGAGAGATGGGATGAATTAGTTCAAACCGACGCTATTGAATTACTGGTAGTATTTCTTGATGCGGTGATGCAAGAGTTTATCCTAAAAACCAACGGCAACACATTTATGCAACATGCACATGCATTTGCAGTTAATCAGCGTGCACTTGGGATAGGAGTACTTGGTTGGCATTCATACCTGCAATTAAATTTGACTCCATTCGAGAGCATGGAGGCAAAACTTAAGAACGCAGAGATATGGAAAATTATTAGGACAAGGTGTGACTCTGCTACCCAGAATTTAGCCGAGATCTTCGGCAGAGCACCCATTTACAATGGTTCAAAAGAGTCTAGGCGCAATACTACAACATTGGCGGTAGCACCCACTACAAGCTCTAGTTTTATATTGGGTCAAGTGTCTCCAAGCATTGAACCACTCAGTAGCAATTATTTTGTAAAAGATCTAGCTAAAGGTAAATTTACTTATAAAAATCCTTACCTGAAAAAGTTACTCAAATCGATTGGACAAGACACGGACGATACATGGTCGTCCATTCTGGTCAATGGTGGGTCTGTGCAACATTTGTCATTCTTGCCCCAAGAAGAGAAAGATGTATTTAAGACATTCGAGGAGATATCTCAGCTAGAGATAGTTAATCAAGCCATCCAGCGACAAAAATATATTGATCAAGGACAGTCATTAAACTTAATGATTCCGTCTAA